TTATTCTAAAGCTAGTCTGATTAAAATGTAAAAGTATTCCACAGAACCGACTGTTGTCGCCAAATGTATCACGCACAAAAACACCTTCATCAAAGTGGCCGCGGGTGGACTTAAAAAATATTTCTGTTCAATCAACTCAGATCTGCATATGTAACAGAACAGTATTAAAGAACATGGTAGCAAAAAAATGATGTACTTCCCTTTTCCCCAAGCATCTACACCGGTCAATCCAAGATGTACAGGCACATTTTCTGGTAAGAAGAAATATAAGATAACAGCTAAGACTAGTTCGCAAAAATAAAGCAGTATAAAATAAGACAATATTTTTTTGTAAAAGTGATTAAATTTTCCCATGGAAAGCAGCTCTTTTATTTTTTTATTTATTGTTACTCAAACTTCGGATAGAACAATAAAAAGAACTTATACCGGCATTTTAACGCAGCATAAGCTCTTTGTGCAATATCTAATTGGGCATACTGGGTTCAGCTTTATGTTCACAAAGCATAGTATAAATAGCTATATATAAGCAAAAACAGACACAAAAGTTTGTGAACTTTCTTTTCATGCAACACTCATGCAACATAAAAATAGGTAAGTGACTTTCCCCTGCTAATGCAGGTTTTTTTATTTACTTTTTTTTCCATCATTATGAATAAAATTAGTACTTTACAATTTTTAATATATAGTTATAAGATTAAATTGTAGAAGAAGGTGTATTTATGCAAATTTTATACTTGCAAAAGTTAAATGCTACTCCCAAAAAAAATAAGCTTTATCCATTAGGATTTGAATTACAGGATCTATCACATAGACTCATTTCGCTATGCCCGTCTAAAACTGATAAGTTTATTTTTATTTCTCCGGGATATCTTTCAACTACTGTAAAAACAAATCAAAGTTTCATAAAATTATTGGGTACGAATTTTTTGGGTTTAAAAACTTTTTATCTTCTTAATACAATGAATGGAAATCATAGGCTTACAAAAAATCCACACAGCAATTCATTATACACTATTTTAAAAAATTACTTAACATATAAAAATTGTTCAGTACCTCAACTCTCACTCAAAAAGAATTTTCGTGATCATCGAAAAATGTGGTTTTTGGGTTTTACAGATCCATTCTCGCCAAAATTGACAAATAAAAAAAGTATACCCAACTTTATGCAAAATGTTCATGTTTTTGCAGCAGCAATAGGTTCAAGTAATTTTAATATGTCTACTTATGTTCCTATGTCAATAACCTGAACTGTTTTTATGTAGATTGAACCAAGCTAATTCGCTCTTTATTATACCAGCGTACATACCAATCAATACTGGCGATTACTTCTTCGATACTTTCAAACTTTGTTTGAAAGACTAGTTCCCGTTTTAACATTGAATGAAAGTTCTCAATGTAAGTATTATCGTATGGATGACCTTTTAATGAATATGAATGCTTGATATTTAAGTTGGTTAGCAAAGTTTCAAACTGATTGCTGGTATACTGGCTACCCATATCACTGTGTAAAAAAATTGGTTTCTTGGTATTCTGAACAGCTTTCTTCATGGTTCTAGTTACTAATTCTGCTGTCATTTCATTACATACTTGATGAGCAACAACCTTGTGTTTTGTGGGATTGTATACACTGGCTAAGTAAACCCACTGGTGGTTCAGCAGTGGAATGTAAGTAATATCAGCACACCATGCGGCATGCCAGTCTTTATGGACTAAGTTATCACGTTGAGCATAATCGTTGTGAGTAGAAGGTTTCCGGTATTTCTTATTCATTACTGAGTGAATATTCATTGAATGCATCAGATTCCAGACCCTTTTGGCACTAACATTAAATCCTTTATCTGAAAGAGCTTTGTGAATTCTGGGGTAACCATAGACATGTCGACTTTGTTTCCAAGTAACTAAGATTTCGCGTCGCAAAGTAATGTTCTGTTTATCTCGAGCAGTAATTCTATGATTCTTCCAGTAGTAATAAGTACTTTTTGGTATCTTAAATGCTTTCAAAATAATAACTAAGCGGTGTCCGTGTTCTAAACTATCATTGATGAAGCCTAAGGCTTCTTTGGTTGTTAACGTCTTCCAAGTAACACCGCAGCTCGTTTTAAAATTTCAAGTTCCTCCTGAGCTTCAGCTAATTTCTTTTCCATTTGAACGTATTTTTCGTATGAAATGTTTTTACCATCTACTTTGATAATCTTATTTTGTTTAATCCATCTGTTAATAGTATTGGCTGAGACATTGTATTCCTCAGCTAAAGACTTCACTGTATGATCTTGCTTTACTAACTCAACAATTATATGATTTTGGCATAAAAAGACTCCTTTAATAATTATTATACCTGAAAGGTATACCATAAAAATGGTCTATATTATCATCATAGGAGCATTACTCAAAAAATAAATTGCAAAACGAAGCAGATATTGTTTTTCTTGATGATAGTGTATTTTCTCAAAGAAATAACTTGTCAAACTACTTTTCAAGCATTGCTGAAGAATTAAATACTGGTAATTCCTCATTTCCAGTGGCTATTCCAATGAAACCACAAACTCCCACAAATATAATATTAAATAATTTGCTTGAAGACACATTAAATGATACACTCTTGTAATATTTTTCTATAATTATGTATGCCTGCCGAGGACATTTCTAGCATAATTTAACCTATTTTTAAAGCCTTGAAGCGTTGATTTCAAAGCTTTTTTATTTTGTTAACTAATCTAGTTTATTGTAGTTTTTATAATTATGATGCAATTTGCAAATAAATTTAGACACAGAAGTCACCGTCATAATAGGAAGAAAAAAATAACCTCACACAATTAAGTGTGAAGTCACCTTACTAAATTTAGTTGCTCTAACTTCCTCTAACTCCAAAACAAATCAATTCATGATAAGAATTATCAACCTCTTAACAGCAATCTCTTTAACATACATGGTAGCGTATTTTTTTACTTTTTTGTAAGTAACTGAGTACATTATTCTATCTCACTTCGACAACACACCAATAATGAAAATGACTTATTTCACAAAAATTAACCAAAAAACACAGTTCTAATTTCGTTACGAGTAAAAAAGCGAAAAACATTATTAAACGGATATACGGAGTTGGATATTCTTGATTGCTGAAATGTCGAAATTGATAACTCAACTTCTGATTTTTTTAATTCATTTTCGACTTTCTCCTTAAAATATTTCATCAGAGATATTTTATGAAATAGTCTTGGTTTCTTATGCAGCCCTTGTTTCCTAAAATTAGTAATATTAGCTTTAGAATCACACATAATAAAAAAACGTTCTTTGTTTTTATAACAAAAATCTACTAAAGCTTCTGACCATTCTTCATCCTCAGGGAAAAAATTTTTATCACCAAGTAACACAGCAGGTTCATGAAATAATTCTTTTGCTGGCACATTCAACTTTTTTTCCAAAAACAATTCCGTAATCATTTCTAGAGAATAAGTTCTTGTTAAAGCATACTCATCACAATCTGAACTCTCTGCCAAAAAAACCATTTTTTTATAGAGGTTACATAGATCATCGGTCCATGAACCTTTTAACTCATATAGGTGCTTTTGATTATCTAAAGTCATTAATAAGTCATCAGAACTAATACGTGATGTCTTCTGCGAAAAAAACTCCCATATAAAGTCAAAAATTTTAAGATCTTTTTTTATTTTTTCGTGTATCATTGAAAAAAAGGTTTCATATTTTCTAACTTTAAATGGTATACCGTTTTCAAAAAAATTGGTACCATTAAAAACAATATCACTGTAATCCATCTTCAGTATCGCTCCTCTTATCACTAATACCAATATCGTATGGAAACTTAAAATCTGGAATATTTGATGTTCTAGTTAAATAAGATGCTGTCTCTCTAAAATACGGATTCACAATCTTTATAATTTGATTCTGCATTTTTTTTGATTTAGAAAAGTTTGGTGGTAACTTATTTTTAGTTTGAAAATCGCATATATATACGATCCGTAGTTTACCAATATCTTCTTTTTCATTTTTTGCATGTAACCTCACTATATATTCAATCTGAGCACGCCAAAAAAGAGGATCGTCTATTTTTTGCCCAGCATTTTTAAAATTAACCTGTAGCCTAAGCTCAATAGTTGCTTCTTCATCTGTTGAATCCTGAAAATAGTCTTCAAGCTTTAATGGAATATCACTCATGCTCACACTTGCTAAACTCACTTTGTCAACTTCTCTTATAATCTCCATGATATTTCCCCTTTAGATGCAATTTCTCTCTTGACGATATAATTACTATCAATATGACTATGTGACACTTCAGGAAAGAAAACGCTAACTTTATGGTTTTTAACGTTATTACCCCTAAGTCGATTAATAGCTAAAATATCAATTTGATTAGTAGCATCAATCATGTTAGATATATTGCTACTATTTATATTTTTTTGAATTGAGTTAAGTTCATCTTCAGACATTTTCAATATAAAATCAGCTATTTTTCTCTGCTTGGTGCTGTTTTGTTTGTTATAAAGATATCTAATACCTTGCATTGTACCAATTGAGTTTAAGTTAACAGATCTATTCTTTATATTTTTTATTATTCCATTATAGTACCGTCTATCAGACTCGCTAAAGCTCGAAGATTTTAGAATTTTTCCTTTGATAAGATTTAAAGTATTGCTAAATGAAGCTTCCATTCTATCCACACGCTTTTCATCATTAATAGAATCTACAATACAAAAATTTCTCATTTTTATTCTCCCCAGTCTATTAAAAATAGCACATATCAATTTTAACATATTCTGTCAAGCCACTGTATGCTGCGGGTAATTATCGCAGGCCTACTATATATACCTAGTCAGATGACAGTTTTACAACGACTGCTATTTTTTTACAAGTAATTTATATTTTCGTATGTTACTACTTTTAGCTATTTAAAACAATTATTTTTTAAAAAAATGTACCTACCTCAAAAGAGGTAGGTTTTGTTGTTTTTATCGATCAAATTATTACTACGCAAGAATAAACCTGAATGGTTAAAACCAGTCAGGTTTATCGTAGACAGTTATGTACATTTACATTGTGGGTGATACAAGGAGTGTTTAAACACAGCCGTCTATTATTTAGTGTAATATTCAAATTCTACGTGTTCAACAAAAAAGCCCTGGTGAACACCAAGGCTAAAACTCATAGTAATATGGGCTTATTAACTTCGGTTGCATTTTAGCATAAACAACAGAATATCTATGAGTTTTTACAAGTATAACGCATTTTTTTAAATTATTAAATTGTTTTTTCGTTCTTTAATAACCGTATTATGACCTTATACTTAATTCTTGATATTATACACAAAAAGGGTCTTATCTCAATATATAGATAAGTTCTGAAAAGAAAATTCACCAATTTTTCCTAATAGCTATATTTTCATATATATAGCGCTTGATAAATTAACACACCTTTTTAGACTTCTGGACTAATTCCAGAGGTCTGTTTTTTACACAAAAAAAGAGCCTACCCAATTGAGGATAGACTCAGAAACTAGGGAAAGTACCAAAGTTAGTAATGTAAGGTTTGAGAGAGAAACATTACTAGCCTAATGAGAAATTTTACTACTTGAAACTACCTAATGCAACTCCATCTTGCCGACATGCCACATAGTGAATGTTACCATTACTTGCACGATATGCCACATATACAAAACTGCCGTTGCGTACATAGCCAAGATAGGAATCATTACCAGGAACAGTTTCACCACTGTAATAGTAGGAACCTGTCGGCTGAACACCGGGATAAGCAAATACACGCAATGACTGGTTAGGTGTGAATGTGCCACTCTCACGAGTATTTGTGTAAGGACCATCTTGGAATGTTCCTGAAACAGGCTGAGTTGAAACATTTGGAGTAGAAACTTTAACTACATCAGCACGATTTACAGCTGACAAAATTTCTTTAATCACTACACGATTCCCACTCGCTGAAAGAACATGGTAGTTCTTATTCTTCACGAACTTAGGAATTGAAGTGTTGGATCCGTAATACTTATCTGCCGCCGTTTTAATATAAACAGTATCACCAGCACTTAATGAAATTGTAGTCGCAGTGGCTGTGCCGTTGGTAATTGCTTGCGCTGGCTGTGAAGCATTAGATGTTCCTGTATGGTAGTACTTGTCGGAATAGTTTTGCGAAACGTCAAAATTACGACCTAGCATATTCCAAAACTGGAAATCAGACCCCCACTGCCAAGAATTGTTAACAGAATAGCGTGTTCCTGTCGGAATGCTTGGATAAGCTGCTACCCAGCCTTTGTTGGCACTGTTCGTACTGAATCGGTAATTGAACCAACTAGCACTAGAATAAAGGTCCGTAGAATAATACCCCAGCTTATTAAGCTGAGCCACAAATACTGCATTAAAAGCGTTATTTTGGTCAAAGGTGAAATAGGTTGAAGTACTAGATTCTTCATCATTAACCATGACTACATGTCGATCAGAAGTAATCGTTTGAACGTAATTTGCGAAGTAGTTAGCCTCATTAATCGCGTCCTGCTCACTGGTAAAATGACTGAAATGGTAAAAATTCATTGCCATACCAGCCTTATCAGCATTTTGTGCCTGCTCCTTGGCATACGGATTCTTGTAGCTTGTTCCCTCGGTCGCCTTGACGACAACAGCTTTAGCCCCTTGAGACTTCATCTGCTGATAATCAGCTACAGAAACATCCCCATTGTGTGAACTAACATCAACCATATCAACGCGAGGCTGACTAGTCGTCTGAGTCATCGCATGTACATTTTCAATATACAAAAAAGGAGCAACCGCAAGGGCTACTCCCAATAATAACTTTTTAAATTTCACAAGATGACCTCCTATTTATTTTGAGTTGGAGTTTCTTCTTTTTTCTCTTCTGGGTCATTTACGGATCCGGCAATTTTTTGTGTGGTTGTTCCAATTACCTCATTAAATGACTTGGTGAATGTCTCGTTAACACCAGTTGCGGCAAAGCCGGCCACAATTCCTAAGACTACATCAGACAATAAGCTTGCATCTTTACTCTGCATGGCAATTACCAATCCAGCAATTCCCCCGACAACTACAGAAACAAGTGGTAAATACTTCTGATTCTTCACGACTGGTTTAACAACTTGAACTAATACCCAAGTTACAATTACCGTCAATCCTACTGTTGCATTGGTACCTGATCCTAATAAATTTTTCAAAATGTCCATTATTCTTCCTCCTTAATTGATAGTGCTCTGACTTTGTTGTACAAAACTTCTCCTGTGCCATTACCCCCAAGATCTTTGTAGCTAGAAAAAATATACTCCAAGTCGTTTAACTGACCAGGAGTCACATACTCATTTTTCAGATACTTAGTACAGTTGGCGTAAAGCTCATGGTGTAGCATGGCAACGACACCGGCTTTTAACAGATTATCTGTTTGATGCAGACCGTCCATTGTTTTTTGGTGCGTTTCCTTTTTATGTTCTAAGTACTTCGTCCAATTTCTTACAGCCCATGCGATCACACCCACACCACCCAGTTCACTAAATATCTGTAGCCAATACCCTAGTTGAATCATCTTCCCACTCCTAAAATTCCAAAATAAAAACCTCTTAAGAGGCTTGCACTACAGTGAACTTGGCTAACTTAGCTTTAGCAAGAGCCTGGAAATCTTTCTTGGTTAAATCATCGAGTGTCTTTCCATCGGTCACATCCTCAGCTGTCAACTGAATACTTGCACTGACTGCATTACTATCCTGGCTGCCATTTAAACCTACTGAAACAGCTTGAGTTGTCCCGTCAGTTGCAAAGCTATAAGCAATTCTGTTTAATGTAATTTCCATAATTATTTACCTTCCTTTGTAAAGTTGTTTTCGAGCTGGTCCATCACTAAATCGTAAAGAATAGCGTCACTGTTGCTTAAATCTTCGGTGTAGTTATTGAGCGCATCGTAGAGAGCCTTGATTTTCTCGTTGTACTCAGTAAACTCAATCACAGCCTTTTCCTCAGCTAGTTCATTTAACTTGTTGTTCAGTTCCCCTACTTTATCCTTATTCTTTAATTCGTATTGGTTATCCTTAACCACCGCCTTTCCAGATTTATCTTTAACAAAATAAGGATCACGAATTTCATCGCGATCCTCACTGAATTCTTTATTCTTCTTATCTAGCAACTTAATTAATTTGGTACGCCCTCGGCTTGCTTTATTTTTTAACTTTAAACCTGCTAAGAAATTACCAACTGCTACTACTTCACCATTTCTAAATTCCAATGTTTTTGTCATGCTGCACTCTCTCCCTTTAATTGTTTGACCTGTTCCTTTAAATCCTCAATTTGATCGTATAAATCCTGAACTGCAACTATTGTATATCCAAGTGCTGTTCCATCCTCACGCCCCTTGCCATCTGCTGAAATCCAATCAAATGGCATTGAGTATTTTGGCTTATCGTTAATATCATCAATAATTCCTGAAGAATACTTTTTCGTAATGCCATTCTCAACATCATCTTTGTACATGTATTCTTGGATATCAACAGTTCGAATAGCATTCCGTGCCTTAAGCCTATCAAGAGGAATAACATTAGTTTTCTTCGATAGCAAGGAAGTCTGATTAAATGATTGAGCATGGATAGCCGCATTTCCTCCACTTCCAAAAGCACTGTTGACCCATAATCCGTCACCAGCTGTTGTAATATAGTTATTTGCAATATGGAAACCATTTAAACTCATTACATTGCCATCTAATATGATTCCTGAGGCTCTAATTAATACATTCGAACCAGCATTATCATTGTATTGGTTCTCCCAAATACTAGTACCTATTTCAATAAACGGATGATTAATATAACTGTAGCCAAGCCCTCCATAAAGATAGGTTTGAGCAGAGGCCATCTCGATTCGATCTTCCCTCAAAAGTAAGCCAGACCCTGTTAGACTTGCAGGTGGCCCCATAACAAAATCGCCATTATAATCATCAGTTTGCACTACAACATTTTTGGCACCTTTAATTGCCATTCCGCCTTGACCAGCTGCAAATGCACGTTCGTTAAGGCTGATTGTTCCGTATAATGGCGCATCCCAAGCAGCCCAAGATGACTTATTGGAGAAATAGATATTACCATTTCTAAATATAAATCCATCACCATTGGAATTGTTTTGAGAAAATGTTCCATCATTAATTTCAATGTTTAACAAACCATCAGTCGATTTAATTGCACCTTTTTGAAACAGAACTTCCCCAGTATCAAGATTCAAGCTCAAGTTCGATCCACTTAATGTACCAGTGGTAATGTTGGCAGCATTGAGATTAATCACATTGACGCTTGCACCGTTTAAAGTCCCAACTGTTATCTTGTCAGCTGATAGAGTATCGATCATGGCAGACTTAATTACGGCATTATCAATATAAGTTGAAGCCGTGATATGCAGTTTATCTCCATAAATCTGAATGCCCTCAGAACTGACGTCTATCGCGGCAATTACCCCAGATTTTTCAACTCTCAGATTAATATCATCGGAGAGCTGAGTAACTTTAGAAGTATAATCCTGCGATGAAACTTTTGTTTGAACAACATTTGAAAGTTGCGTAACAGTACTATTATCCGCCTTATTTGACACAGTGGATTGAATACCTGAGATAGTCTGATTAATAGTACTAAACTTGCTATCTGCATCGCTCTTATTGTTAGTTACTGTAGTACTTATACTATCAGCTTTCTGGCTAACGCTAGAAAGAGCAGTAACTGTGGCAAGGTCAGCAGGCGCTGGCGACCAAGGACCAAATTTAGTCCCGGTCTGCATTTCTAATTCTTTAAACATGATCTTATTGTAAGGGCCAGCACGGACAATTAGAGTTCCTCCCGCGGTGTCGGGCTGCGTCTTGAATGTGTGCCCCTGCCTTGGATCTGAGTTTGATATGTTGTAGTTGTTATCTACATACGTTGCCGTGGTACTGCCGTCACTTTTTCTCTCCACAAAGAATACATGCGCCTCAAAACTCCCAACTTTAGACGAGTCATATTCACCCCAGTCTAAATCAATGGATATGCAGTAATCAGTGTTTGGCTGCACGCCTGTAATATCCCTAGATATTTCTGCGGACATTGTTCCAGTCAGCACGTCAATAACAGTATCCGTGCCTTCTATACGAGCTGTGGCAGGATTAAATGCCCAGCCCGTATTTTCTAATACGCTCATACTAGAGTTAGGAATTATGTTACGCCCACCAATTTGTAAGTTATCAAGATTGGTTTGTACTTGAGAAACAGTGCTGTTAATTTCATTAGCTTTAACTGATATCTGACCACTAGTCCAGTCTTGGGTTGCATATCCTGTAAGAGCATTATTGATATCATTTTGGGTTACTTTAGTCTGAATCTGTCCGGTCATAACAGAGATATTACCCTCGGCAGTTGAAACACGTCCGGCCAATTGATCGACGTCGGTTGAATTAGCTTTTAAATTGATTAAATTGGTGTTCTGTTCGATCTGAGTTGTGTGACCTGTAACTATTGTAGAAAGATCGGTAAAATCTTGCGGCGCTGGACTCCATGGTGTTGCTTTAGAACCCTGTTCTAGTTTAGGTTTAGTAATATATACATCTAAACTGCCGCTAGGGTTATCTCCCTTATTGTTTCTAAACAGAAATGTTTTATTACCCATATCTGTATCACTAGCATGAGTATCAAAATTTTGGGTGAAGTATTGCCATTCAGAAGTAAGAGACCATGTGTGGTGATTATCACCTCCGCCGACACCGGGATAAACATAAGTCGTTAGAATTCCAGTCCCTTTAGCCCAAAATCCAATAGTATAAGTTTGCTGAATTGATGATAATCCTGCTAAATTAGGTTGATTTAAAAAATCTTGGTAATTATCTACGGTACCTGAATAGTGGAATATAGTTGGGCTGGAAGTATCTATACTGCCAAAATATCCCCATGTAGCTTTGAAGGTTCCTGAATTAGTTAGTAAATTTGTGTTTGCATAGTCCAAATTATCTATACGCGTGTTAGTGTCACTAACCGTCTGCGTGATATTTTGAGCGGTAGCTTGCAACGAAGCGATATTTCCCTGAGCGTCTTGCATATTAGCAGTCAGCCCTGTGGCAGTTGTCTGCAGTACTGTAATATCATTCTTGCTATTTGTTACGGCAGTCTTAATTCCATTTATATCTTGTTCCGTTGAACTAACTCTTCCATCGGTATCCGCTAATTGATTCTTAAATCCACTAATATCAGATTGAACAACGATAATACTATCGCCATTTTCTTTTGCTTTCTGAGTAACTGCGGATAAGTCACTCTTTGCATCAGTTAATTGAGTTTGAACATTCGTAAGATTATTGTCAGTCTGGCCAATTTTTGTTAATGCTGTCGCTGCATCATTCTTAGCATCCGATGCCAGTTGATTTGCATTCGAACCAAGTGTATACGCTGAAACAGCCTGCTGGATAGCACTATCAGCCTTATCGACTGCATTTTGAGAGTTTGTTTTCGCAACCTCTGCTTCTGCCTGATTAGCAGCTACCGCACTCTTTACATCTTCGCCAGTCGCATCAGAAAGAGTCTGAGACCACTTACCAGAACCATCACTTTGACGTTCATAGGTCCACATCTCCAACTTGTTCCCATTTTGCTTATACCAAAGATCATTAAACTTAGCCCCCGTTGGCTCATCGGTTGTCTCGGGCCCATAAATAAAATTACCCGCAGGGGTTAATTTACCGACTAACGTTTTTACCACTTGCGTCAGTTGACCGTTCCAAGCATAAGTTGAACTTGAAGTAGATGTTTGATCAGCTTTAGAGACTGCTGAAAAGCTCCCATCAAAGGTCATAGTGTAAGAATTATTAGGAACATTGAACTTGTTACCTTTTGTATCTTGGAGAGTTAGCCAATCGCCAGCTTCAATGGCAGGATTTCCAAACCAATTTAGACTATAAGGATAAAAATTAATATCTTTGAGTTGTGCCCAAACCATTTCGAGTCTTTCCTGTGTCATTAAGTTATTGGTAAGCTTAATTTGTGATCCGGTAGAATCACCAACTTGCAAAGTTACAGTATTATCTGTCGATTCTCCAGTTGAATCAGTAGTAGTTGTAGTTACCTCGCACTGAATACCACCGATTTTGTATGGAGCCTCATTCTTGGTAAGACCCGCCTGTTCATACTGACTTGGATCCAATGTGTAATCTGGAGTGGCTACTGTATGAATTGTCAGCTTTCCATCTCTATCGAAAGTCGCAAACCCAGCATAAAACTGTGCTATCCAGCCAATTGCATCACGATAAGTCTGTCCTGAAATTGCATTTGCTAAACTTGTCACTGTAGGTAATCTTGCAATCTCATCGGTATTAAGCATAACTCCTGCCATATTAGCTATTTCTGCAATAATATCTGCAGCACTCGCAGGATAGCTTAACTTAGAAGTATAAGTTCCTTCCATTAAACACATTTGGTCATAACATTTAATCGAAGTCTGATCATTATTACGGTCCATCTCAATGTCATCAGAAACAATAAAAACACCTAATGGACAGTATTCGTAAGTCCCATCAGATGTTTTAATACCAACTTTTGCTGTGACTTTTTGTCCTTGTTCTAAGCCCTCAACAATATGTGAGAACTCGATTGTCAGTCCATTTTCATACGTGGAACCAATGGCAAACGTATCGCCAGTGAATGCTCCAGAATCATAGGCAATAGAGGTAATATCAGTGGTGTGGTAATCAGTACCATTAATCGTTACAATTGCGTCCAATACCCGTTCGGTTGCTCTCCAAGCTTCAAGGGCTTTATCTGATTGTGTTATCAAATTATCACCTCCTGACTATTGTTCGATAAAGTCCATCTGTAGGTTCTGCCACACATACTCCGATAAATCAGTATTAAATGTGTATACCGGTGTAGTTCGATCGCCTACGTAAAATGTTCGTGTAGCTAATCCTCCATCTTGCGCATCTAAATAAGTGCAAGAAAAAAACTGTCCGGAGACAGCTTGCAATAATGCACTACATTCAGAAACAGTTAACGGACCCCATTTCAAAGTTAATTTTCTTTTTACAGCAACACGATCACGATGAAGCAGTCCATTCGCATCACGTGAAGCTTTTGCATCAATATCTTGTATTATGCAATCAAGAGACGCAGGCGCTTTAACCTGTGTCCCTCCAATCGATAATGAGTATGACAATCGTAACCGCCTCCTATAACTTCAGCATATTCTTACCATTTTTTTGATTGACTGCATTGATACCTTTAATAGCAGCACTGCCAAACTTCTCATCACCAACTTGCAGTGTAAGATTAACATTAATTGGCTGCGAACTCGCTAAACTATTACTGATATTTGTCATTTGCAAACCTTGTAACAGCGCATTAACAATTGAAGAACCAAGTTCATTAATTCCGCCTCCATTAATGTTCTGAGAGCCGCTGCTTGAAGTTACACCTAGGCTGCCTAAATCCATCTGCTGCGTAAGTGCTGCTGGCATCTGTAAGCCGCCACTAAATGTTTGTCCCATGAAAGCAAGTGCTTGTTTAATCAGTTCTAGTGCACGTGGAGTATTAGTTAACGGTAGAATCATTTCCGGCTTATTTCCTTCTGCCACATGGTACATACCATCAAGACTAACCATGCCCCCATTCTCATAACCGTGACCATGACCAATCACACCTAACATATCTGAACCATAACGATGTTTGGCGTAATTAATAGCGGCAAGAATATTATCGTAACCCTTGAAGATGTCATCATGACCAGGAAACTTGTAAGCATTGAATGTAGCGCTGATTGTTTGCAGTAAGCCCTTGGCAAGGTCTCCAGTTAAAGTATTGATGTCAGTATATCCGCCTTGAACGGCTCTTTCATTACCACCAGACTCAGTCTGAATTTGACGAATCCAAGCATTTACATACGAGTCAGTAGTTGGTAACCCATTTTCGCGTAAACCTTTTTTAACAGCACTCCGCCAACCTTCTGCACCAGCACCGTTTTGTTTTGTACTTCCACCGAACTGTTTGAGTATCTTAGATGCCCAACCAACTAAACCATCTTCGGTTTTATTTACAGCACCTTTTGTGAGTTTCTGTTGCAACTCACTTGGCTCAGAGATTTTCACAAACTTGTTAATCATATAATCAAGCATTTTTCTTGGATGAGTTATATCGTCAAGAATATTGTCAAACTCATCAACTATGCCACTGGTAAAATCTCCAATTCCACTCAAAAGACTACTGAAATCGAAACCGTCCATCAGATGATCTAATCCGCTGAAATCAAAATTGAAATCTCCAATTCCACCAGCATAATGAGGAGTCATTGCAGCAACTTGCTTAGCTGTTTCGGCGGCAGTTTTAACTTTAGTGCCTTGTGGTAATGGTAAAAGCAAGTTCCTAACATCCGGGAAAATTCCTTGTTTACCGTTTGGTAATTCGAAAGATTCACGATAACTTGGTCCCGTTTGATCATTGACCATAGCAAGTCCACCAGGATGACTATTTGTACCAGTAGCCCAATTAAACCATCCAAAATCAAAGCCGCTTTGACCTACTTTGCTCAAGACCCAATTAATACCATCTTTTATTTTATCAATAGCATTCTTTATTGGATTTTTAATGGAATTAGCCATGTCCCCTATAGCACTTCTGATAGTGCTCATACCATTTCTAATACCATTAGCAACTCTACCGCCCAATGAACCAGCACTACTTACTACACTATTGAATGCATTACCGATAGTTGATTTAATGTTTTCGAAATAACCTGGAGTATTGTTCCTTAAATTATCCCATGCAGATAAAGTATTGTCTTTTGCATTACTTGCAGCGGAACTAACCTTATTCCTGATATCATTCCATATATTACCAGCAGCAGAACTGACATTAGCCCAAGAGTCACTTGTGTTTTGACGCAAAGCATTCCAAATATTCGAAGTGTTTTCCTTAGCATTGGAAGCTAATGTACTTATTCGATCTCGGACATTTGACCAAGTACTACTTGTATTGTTCCAAACATCACTCCATATACTACTTGTTTTACTTTTAATGTTGTCCCAAGCCGCAGCAGAACCGTTACGTGCATTATTTGCGCCTTCCATAACTTTTGACGCTACATAATTCCAAGCGCTGTTAGTACTTTGTTTGGCATCATTCCATGTGGATTGTAAGTCTTTACCTATTCCACTCCAAAAACTATTCCAATTTTGAGAGAAGGCTTTTTTATTTTTGTTCTTACCTTGTTCAATATTTAATTGATTCCAAAAGTCACTCCAACCACCTTGAACGTCTTTCCACCATTTATTCATGTTTGTTCCTAAGTCATACCAGAACTGTTCCCAACCTTGAGTAAATGATTTCTTGTTTTTATTTTTAGTTTGATCAGTAGTTAATCCCTGCCAAAAATCATTCCAGCCTTTTTTGGTATTATCCCAAGTTTTGTCCGCACCTTCATGCAGTTTATCCCAGTAACTATCCCAACCTTTTTTAAAGTTGGAAAGATTCTTTTGCATTCCCGACCATAGATCGTCAACCCACTTTTTAAACTTAGGATTGTTGTCGTAAAGAAGTTTAATAGCGCCATCAATTGGATTTACAATTAGCAGGCCCACACCAACCCAGTTTTTCTTAATCCACTCGACTGAATCGCCGAACCATTTGGTAATGTTCTTCCAAACATCGTTACAAAAATCTCTAAAAGCTTTATTGTGTTTATATAAAGCAACGAAGCCTGCTACTAAAGCTGCAATTGCTAATACTACCAAAGCTATCGGATTAGCATCCATAACAAGATTTAATGCTGCTTGCCCTGCTGCAGCTACCTTAGACCAAATAGACCAGTTTTTAATACCAACTACAAGGTCAACGATATAGCCAGCTCCACTTTTAATTCCACTCCAAGATAACTGTGCTAAAGTTTTTACATTTGAAACTGCCTCTTTTAAATCAGATATTCCCGTGAGCTTTCCAAAGAAATTCTTTAGAACATTTCCTTTTCCACCAATAACAACAGCTTTGTCAGCAACCTGCCCAAGGAGCCCCACACCCGCATTTAATCCTGACATGGAAACTTTAAATGCAAACATTGCGATTAAGACTTTAGCCATCGCTTCAACCGCTTTTTGGTGTTTATCTACCCAGCTTGATACACCATTCAATGCATCTGCAAGTTTCCTGAGTACATCAATAATTACACCACCAGTCCATTTAGCAATCGGCTGCAAGAATGAATCCCACACCCATTGAAACGCCGGTTTGGCAGCTTGAATAATGCTGTGTACAACTTTGAGAGCTGCTGCGAAAGCATTGAAGAATGCTGGTATCAGCTGCGTGATCGTGTATTTAGCAAGCGGTAATAAGAGATTCTGGTAACCCCAATCAAGTCCATCCCATACATCCTTAACGACTGGTCGAATAGCTTTTAACAACGTATCAATCGAATTAAGTAACGGTGTAAAATTAAGCTTAGCGGCCCATTTTGCAGTTGCTCCAGTCATATCGTTAATAACTGATAGGCAGTCATTCACTATACCAAGCAGCGTCTTAAAAATTGAGGTTCCTACATTCCCCTTATTCCAAGCCTTGTCGAACTGACTAGCTAAATTACCAATCGTCTTGAAAATATTGGTAACAATTTCCAAGATGTTAGCCATGATTCGTTCACCAAGATTGTTATCATTAAACGCCGCTCTGAATGAAGTGGCAATATCATGCAAGAGTTTCAGGACACTATTAAGCGAATCGAAAATTGTCTGGATAAGCTTAGTTCCTCGACCGCCGCCACCTTCCCAAGCTTGTGAGAATGCCTTGGCGATATCACCAACAATGTTCAGCATGTCTGCCAGTAACTGCAAAATATTGGCAACTGTCTTCTCACCTGTACCGTTATCCCACACATGCATGAAGGATTTACCAACATCTTCGAGAGCGCGTTTAACTTCATTCCAAGCATACTTAGCCGCATCAACAACTTCTTTGCCTTTAGCGTCCCAAGCTTCTTTCATCGGGTCGAATAACTCACCCAAGATTTTTTTAAGATCCTTAGCAGCATCGGACGCACTATTAAACTGATTGCCTAGAGGAACATTAAAATTAACACCGTCTCCGCTACCATCTGCATCATCAGTTGATTCAAGTGGTTGTGAATCTGGTGTTTGCTGTTTATCTTGCGCATTAAACTTCTCATAGGGCTGGCTTTCAGGCTTGGTCAGACTATCATTCCCATAACTCTTATCTAAAAGATTGAGTTCATCAAAACCCATTAATGATTCAGCTAATTCTTGGTTTTTCTTCTTAGTTTCCTCATATGACTCCTGAGCCTGTTTATTTGAAGCCTTAATTTGTTCGTTAGCAGCTTGAACTTGAGCAGCTCCTTCTTTGTTTGCTGCTGTAATTTGTCGATTAGCATCACGTACTGCCTTTGACTGTGCTTCATTTTGTTTCTTAATTTCCTCATTTGCTTTTTTAACAGAAGCAGCTGCACTCTTTGAAGCAGATGAAGTATCGTTCATCGCCTTAACTTGATCGTACAAGCCCGAAGCACCACTCCGTGCAGTTGAATAATTCATGCCAAATAAAGCAGAACTGAACTGTGCAATCCAAGAAGTTGCTTTAGCAAGTGCAGACATTAAAGCATTAATTGCTGGCAGAATATAGTTATAAATTGGATAGAAAGCTGTCAGCAAATTGACCTTGATCTGATTGAGACTGTTAGAAAACTGTGTATTAGCTTTTAAAGCAGAACCAAGTCCGCTAGCTAATAACATAATACCTTGGTACATCAAACCAAAGACGATTAATTGAGCTGGCAAAAATTTCAGTTGCTGGCTAATTTCTCCAATTGCAGATCTGCATCTTCTAGCGCTGCTTGATGACTTTTCCATTGAACTGCTACTATTATTACCAAAATTCATCATTCGACTGGCAGCTTCACGCATTGAGTTTCCAAGTCGGTTAAACATTCCGCTTGAACTGTTAGCTTTACTGCCGGATGTACCTAATTCAGTGTTTAACTGTCCAACAATCGACTTTAGTTTCTCTCCACGATCAGAAACATACGCATATGACTTATTCAGGTCATCATTAGAATTGATAAGCCGATTCATCTTATCGCGAACGCTCATAATACTTTTTTCCAATGAAGTACTTTGTCTAACAAGCCGACTATTGTCACCCATGACACTTAGTGATTCTTGGACGTCCTTATAAGAACTTTGTAAAGCCGTTAATTGCCTGCGTAAGGTTTCAATCTTAACCTCATTCTGATCCATTGTTTGCGCAATGCGTTTTAATGAATCAGGTACAGCATTAAATTCACGCTGCATTGCTTGTGCTAGAGCTTTAGCTTGGTTCTGGTAACGTGTCATTTGAGCTTGCGCAGAAGCTATTTGACCATCAAACTTGACTCCTTCAGTACCGCTTTGTTGTGCAGTTCCCAAAGAATTCTTCTGGTTGACTAGATCTCTTGCCTTTGCTTGCGCTGCACGTGCTTGGTCCATCTTAGCGTTAATGTCTGACAGCATTGCGTCAAGGTCTTGTTTAACTTTAGTACGACTACCACTAAACATATTGCCAGTAGTTTGACTAACTTTAGTTGCACCGGTTGAAGCTGTATTCCGGATTTTTTCAAACATGCTGCCAAAATTTTCGTTCAACTTAGATAGCTGTTCTTGAACTTTGGTAATCCCTTTAGAAACGTCCATCGACTGTTCAGTTTTAGACATCCCAGTTTTAGCAGAATCGGCTGTTTTACCCATAAACCGGTCAATCATCGGTTGAATCTTCGCAAACTGTTCCTCCATCTGTTGGGTATTAACTTTGAACAGCATTTCCATCTCTTCTAATTCCACGTTATTGCCTCCTTCCTATGTATTTTTTCTAGAATTTCTGATTCTCTGCGCCTGTTGCATAAGCATCAGTTGATCCTTTTTCCATTGTGGTACCTGTTCAACCTGTTTAGGTTCCGATCTCTTAACAAATGGATAAGCTTCTTCTACTTTTGGCATCTTACCCGGATCATTTAACGCGTACGCCATAAGCTCCGATTGCTTATGATCCATAATGGCTCGCATTCGTAAGTCTTGAATTCTATTACGATTATTAGCCAAAGTTTGCACCATGACTTCCTCAAAATTCATCTCCCAGTATTGCTCTGCATCAATACCGGATTGAACTGCCAATGGATAAACAGCTCTCAGCAGTTCAGATACAGTTGAATAACTTTCTTTTACAGTACGCTTTCCGGATCCTTTACTCCTCCGTCCAACACTTCCAACTCCGATTTGGAATTCGTCTTCGAAACCGAATCCTTTTTGCCGAAAAAACCTGATTCCTGGAATAAATCTGTCAACACAGAGAATAATTCCATTGGTGCATGCCCTTCATCGAAGAACTTTTCAAAGGCAGTAATAATGTCATTTTCGCTGACCCCGTGAGTCTGATTTGCACCTTGCAATACAATCAGCATTTCATTAGCAGGTGGCAACTTCATGTCTCCATCTCCACTCATAAATAACGACATCATGGACTTTCCTAAACGTTTTTCAATATTAATCACGTCACGGCCACTTAACTTCAATTCAAGCTGCAGACCACCAAATTCAAACTTCTTAGTTGCTTTTTTTACTGGCATTATTAAATTCCTCCGTTTTATTTAATCGTCTCATATCCACCTTTTTAGGCTTGCTCGTCTCTTACCTAGTTAATTACTTACCCAGTTGTTGGATAATAGGTTGTCGTTCCATTATTGGCCACTACTGGCAGCTGTAAAGTCCGGTCCATCAGATACCACAATTGAAATCGTGAAGTCCAACGCACCATTAACTGCCACGTTGCCCATCTTGATCGTGTATGAACCTTCAAAGGTTGCTGTCATTCCATCTGGATAAGTAACTTTCCATTTATACTGTTTGTGATCCCCAGCATGTGTAAGCGCAGTTTTGAAGTTGTCTCCTTTATAAACAACTTGAAATGCCAATGTAGAAGTATTTTGAATACCCGGGACATTCTTTTTCTTGTCATCAGCTAAGGAGGTAACATCAATATTTTCTGGATCAGCACCGATATCGGGAATTGTTTTAATTGAGGCAACTTCAGTAAAAGTTGTTCCATTATCAGATGACATCTCCAATTTTGAACCAGTACCAGCAAGACCAGCACTAGCATCTACCGTGTCAGCAAATCGCTGCAGATTGAGCAATGTTTCATACTTCATGTATTTTTCCAATATGTTTCATCCTTTCTATTTCTGAAAAACTCTTAGTGTCTGATTATCAACTACCCCAGTGAATCGCAGAACACAACGTGTGATCCCAGCTAAGTTGTCATCACCGACATCATTAGAAAAGCCCATATCACTAAATAGCGATATGAGCTGATTGGTAATGCTGGTTAAACTACCTTGATCAATAAATAGATCAACGGTAATTGTCCATTCTGTCTGTAATTCCTGCATGTGATTATCCCTGAAATAAGCCTTGTGCTGTGCATAATAAACTGCAGCGGGATAAACCACAAACTGATCTGGATAAGTTGTCGAAACCTGTTTTATTTCAGTTACAGATTTCAGTGTCTTAAATACTTGGGATTTCACGTTGAATATTTCCATCATGATCCCCCTAACTTGTTTCTGATTGCATTATTGACTCTAGCTTTGACAATCTCAGGTGCTTCGTCCTTAACCTTGTTGATTGCCGGTGTTAAGAATTGGCGTGCCGGCTGACCATTAGTCCGATAAAATAACTTCCCATTAATTTTGATTTTTGGCATTCCATAGATTTCGTTAAGGTCAACTCCTACCTTATCCGCCGGAATAAACCAAGGCGTTTGCCTGTAAGAAGGATTAAATCCCTTCGGAAGTTCTTTTGGTGACTCTTGACCAACCTTCCCAGTCCCGAATTCTCTAAACCAAGCCACCGCATCATCGGACCAAACACGACCGACCACTTTGCCTTCTTTATCAATTACTTCATACTTCAGACTGCGTGCAAGCTCTCCATTTCCATGCTTTACACTGGATTGAAGTTCTCTAATCGCGTAACCTTGCACTTTTTCGACAACGTCAAAACTCCCATCCCAAATTGCATCATGTGCAATCTTAGGTAGCTTAGCGAGTTTAGCTTTTAAACTGTCATAACCTTTCCATTCAATCTCAGCCATTAGAATCACTGCCTTTGTTACGTTTCTCCAACGTAATATTCTTGTGGTCACTAAAGGTTTGAATGGAATTTATCAGATAATCTGGTTCCTCATCCTTAGCAACATGCAGGCAAATGCCCCAGTTTTCCTGCTGTCCTTCGTTTATCAAGTTTCCTTGGTACTTACAGGACTTGATATACTTAAGGTCTTTGCCCCAGATTTGAGCATTGACAGTACCACCAGCACTTTGGACATTCATTTTAATTGTGATTGGATCGCCCCAACCATTTTTTATGATATTACCCTCATCATCTTGACCATTAATCGGTTCACGTAAATAAATAGTGGTTAAATCTGCTGTTTTAAGTCTCATTGCAGATCAACCACCTTTGCAGTCCGATATTTATTTAACCCATGTCTGATTTCAAGCGGAATTCCAAGTTCTAAGGTGTTACTTACTCCACCCTCAGTACGTGCTGATTCGCCCTCGATACCGTCTCGATTATAAGCAATGATTGCTAATTTCTTAGCATACACCGCCATATTCCCAACCAACTTGTCTCGATTGGTGTAGTCGAGAATCTCAGCTACACCGTCGTTATAATAATCGGTTGCAAGCTCCGTACTGATACCTAAACGTGTAACCAATGCAGCAATCTGTTGAGCGTCATTCATCGACTACACCTCCATGCCTAAGCTAAAACTTGTGCTTGGAATACTTCATCAACTGCTGCAAAACCTGGTAATGCAGTAGCAGCTGCCTTTTCCCAAGTCCCAATCGGGTCCTTGGTTGTAGAGTAAATAGCAGTAAACACATTTCCAATCTGATTTGACTGCACATCAGAGTTGCTTGGTAAGGCAATTTCGTCAGGTGTTGGTCCATAAACCTTTTCGCCTAACAGATCGTCATTCATCAGCACAATCCGATTTTCAGGGAAGTAGCGTTCAGAGGTAAGCTTACCGTCCTTGCCTTCCTTTTTGTACTTGTTATCGTATGTGCGGATAATTGGTAATCCCTGTGCTTGCATGAATGCATCAAAGTCTGCTTGGCTCAACGCACGTGTTGAAGTCCCATAAATACCCTGCAGCACCTTAGCGTTAGTAGTAATCAAACGGTAGACTTTCTTAGATGTCAGTGCACGCGTTGGTGTGATATCCAACGCATCAGCAAAAGTAACCAAGTCGTTCAGAATATCGACACCGTCTTTATCCCATGTCTTAGTACTTGCGAGCGTTGCTTGATGTTCTGCTGGAACTTGGTAATCCAAAGAAATATCAAGATCTTCATCGGTAATTTTACCAGTAGCCAACACATCCATAGCCATCTTCTCAACTCGCGCATTAACACCTTGCACCAAAACATCGATGTCGTTGAATACACGGCTCATAAGATACTGCTGTTCTTCCGGTGTCCGTGGATTCTTCAAAGCAATGAGATCTTTTTCTTTGATCTGCATCTTACGCTTAATGTACGCAAGTTCCATTGCTTTCTTTTCAGCTTGACGGCTGCCAATCTCGGCTTCGGCATCAAATGCAGACAGTGAAGCAATAATCGGTGTGCGTGTACCGCCGCTCAACTGATCTAATTCAAGTGATTGTGTCCGGCGTGCTGGGAATAACGTATCACCCAACATTACTGGATAATCACGATTCCGGGTGTAATCTAAGATTTCTCGTTGCGAGAAAAGTTCTGCAATATCTGCAAAACGTTGTAAATCAATTAATTTTGGCATTAACAGTTCCTCCTAATTTGTGATTTGAACAAAAATACTAGACTTGACCGTCTTGTGCGGCAGTTAAAGCATCAATATCCTTGAAGTGAATTGCGGTCATTGCCTTAATTGCATCCGCAGACGGAGCAACTGGCAAACGTTGACCAAGTACCCAACCTTCCTGAATGACTGCCACAGGCTGTTTGCCGTTCGTTACATCAACTTCGTTGTAGGTCACCCCGATTGCCTTAGCATCATTTGTTGGATAAATGGTACCGGCAGGGATAATCTTGTGACCAAGATCGTCAGTCTGTACATTGTAGTTGGTATTATCCACTGTCTGTGTAAATGAAGTTACTTTTTCAGAAGCTAAGAAGTTTAGCTGGTTAACTACTGTTTTTCCTTTTACATACATTGAAATTCCTCCTTATTTATTTGACTGTGTCCCAAATACTCTTTGCAGCACCCTTACTCTGCTTGTTTCGCTCTTGGGCAAAGGTTTCACCGGTAGACTTCGAACCGCCACCACCGGCACCAGGTGTTTTAGATGAATCAGCCAGTGCCTTATCAACGCCTTGCTTGAGTGCCTCACGGAATCCCTCGGTAATTTCTTTGTAAGTTGCTTCAAGATTATCTGTGTCAGCAAACGCCGGTGCGAAAGCCTTAGCCAAGCTAACTGGTAAGCCATCCTCAGCGAGTTTATTCGTGATGTTGGCACGATTTTCTTTGACGGTAACTTCCTGCTCACGTTGATTGAGCTTTTCTTGCTTCTGATTGAAGTCATACTCAGCTTTTTCAGCGTCAGTCATCTTGTCGTAGGACTTCTTTTCCTTAGACTCTTTCTCCCATTTGGCTTTCAAATTCTCTGCAGCCTTTTCAAACCGCTTGTCATAAGCAGAATCAAACCAGCTATTGAATTCATCCTCAGTTTTGAATGCCTTGAACGGCTTATCTTCTTTACCTTCACCGGTACCAGTTCCTTCACCTGAACCTTCACCCTCGCCTGAGCCAGAACCTTCTCCACTTCCTTCTCCACCTTCAGCGAAACGTTGCAGATTCAATAAAGTGCTGTAAAATCGTATCTTTTCCATTGTGACTCCTCCTTAGCCCATGCACATTTAATTCACTCCACGAAAAATAGCACCCCACACACGGCAAATGCCCCATGTACAGTGCTATCAATCATTATGTAGAGTAGTTAAACCCACACACGCTATTTAAATTAAGTAGTTTAGCGACTTGCTTGGGTCAAAAGTCCTTAGTCAATTCTTTTAGAATTTTCAATGTAATTTCGAAGTTCATCATTCATTTTTTGGGAAATTCTTGCAAAGTCTTTTATAAATTTTTTGTATAATTCATCTACTTTATCTGGAGATAATAACTCTTCCCTTTCAGGTTTTTTTCCATCCTTTAAATAATCATATTGTAAATAAATTTGTTCTACATTAAAGTCTTGAAGACTAGATGCAAAAGTTTCAAAGTCTTCAGCTATGTCTCTATCAGCGAAGGCTAACAAACTTCTGCATTCATGGTATTTAGAATCATCATTAATACTAAAGCTTAAAATTTTCTTTAATGTTTCTTGCTTAACTTCCTCCGTAGCCATATTAATATTCTTCAAGCCATAATACATCGATAAAGTTTTAATTTGAAATGTTTCTTGCAAATAGAACTCTCTCATTTTTTTTAGTAGTTCCGTTATTTTTTTTATAGACTCTCGATCAATAAAAGCCCTTTCTTCAGCTTTTAACTGTAGCCCTCTATCTTCTTTAATTTTGTCACGTTCATTTTGGAACTGCTTTTCCATCTGCTTTCGAGAAGTATAGCTTGATATAAATAAAGTCAATAAAGATGCAATTATTGGTGCACAAGTATTTAATATAATTTCCCAAGAGGATTTACCCTTCAACAATTGCAAAACGTCCATAATTTCTTGATTTGTTACCACTGCTAGAAACATTTCCATCACCTCATTAATAATATAGCAAAGTGTAGAAATTTATGTTAATCAATTTCAAAGGCATACCCTGCAATAGCAGCGTGTAAAAATTTAGCCTTTCTTTGAGTCTGTGTACTTTGTCCAAAATAACCAAACTGGATTCCTTCATTTAATTCTCTAAAATCTTTCACATCTATAAACATTGCTGTTGCCCCATTTCTAAACCAAATTACTAATGATTTATGCTGTTCTTCCATAATTAACTCCTCCTAACACTTTCAACATTGAATGGAGAACATTGGCTAAACGAACTAGGCTTAATCTGCAATAATCCTTTCACCATTACCTGATCCATTGGGGATTTAATCCAATCAGTAGGTTTGTTGCCACGTTCAATATGAGTCTGTCCGTTTCTTTTATACTTCACACATTCCATTGCAATAGCCTCCTAAAATATCGCCACTAACAAACACAACCAGAATAAAACGACAATAAACACCATGCACCCACAACCACTGCAACATCTCATTCATTAATCATCCTTTCCCAATCACGATAAGTTGCATCTTGACTAATCTTAAATTTCTTACCAGTATTCGGATTGTTTGCATTTCTTGTACCAGTATACGAACTGTTAGCAAAATGGATAACTGAAACTGTTCGGCAATTCGGATGAAAAGGCGGGTAGTCTGTACCGACCTCTGCATCATCAACTTTGAACACTTTACCATCCATGCGCCGGCATATCTGGGAAGTACGTTTATCAAGTACCGCAACAAGCTGATACTCTTGAACATTACGCTTTTTCCAACTATCAAGCTTTGTCTTGTTGTGAAAGTAGTTAGCTTCAGTTCTAATTAGTCGTTTAGCATTGTAGATACCAGCACCAAACTCTTTCTCAATCGCCTGTGCCATATCATGTTCAGACATTCCAGACATCTGCTGTGCAGTAAATAACTCCTGCAGTCTATCTGCCAACTTATCAGTGTTATCCCAGATACGCTGTGAGTAATTCTTGCCATGCCAGCGTTCATCAAGTGCCTTCTGAACGTAACGAGTAGAAAGTTGCTTAAACTCAGTAACTTTCTTCTCAGGAACCGCGTTAACTGTCGTGATCTTTTTACCTGTTTCAGGATCAGCAATTCTAATTTGCCGTTTAGTTTTATCTAATTCAGCAACATATCCTTTTTCGTACAGCTGAACATCTTTAGTAACATCCCCAATAATCTTTTCTGCAGCAGCTTGATTCCATGCGTCCTGAATCACTTTGGTATATAGTCCGGTCGAATGCTCAACCTCAACACTGGCTGCTTGCTTAACCACAATATAGGATTTGGCTCGTAGTTCTTCCAAACGAGTGATCCGACCCTTTGCCGCTAATGTTGATAAATAATCTGCAACTTGTTTCTTAGATTGAGAATCAGTAATATTCTTAGCTAAAGCACGCAGAGTTACAAGCTCAGTAGGACTGACTACTGTATTCATAATTTCTTCTGCCTGTGCTGCAGTATAATTACCATTGTCAAAATATCTTTTGTAGATGTTACTGACTTGCTGATTCAAATAACTCTGTGAACGTAAATAAGCACGCGTTATGAGTTCAACTTTTCTGTTGGCATCATCGTGTGCTTTTTGTTCATTCCTGACAGCTCGTAACTCCCAGTAAGTTAACTTGTCTTTATCAGCCATATCATCAGCCCTTTGTAGTAAATGAAAGGTTATCTGGATATTGATGAGCAATCGTTGCTAAAGTATTGCCTAATGCTCTCAGTAACCGTTTGTCGCCTTCATCAATATTCAGGACATCAGCTTTATAATTGATTCCATCATCATTAACACGACAAGAGGTTAAGTTTTGTGTGGTATGTTCCAGTAAAATTGAAACAGCAGCGCACACAATATCTTTACCAGGTAGGTCAAACCCAGCATGACCACTTGCTCTAATTGAGACCTGGCGTTCATTAAAGCGGCGTGTTTCAATCATTTGAACCTTGATCATCTTTCTTCCCTCCCTTGTTGTCTTGATTAAACTCCTCATCGTCAATATTCTTGCCAGTATCATCTGTTAAAGCCTGCTGACTATCCTTGATATCTTGAGCTTTTTGCTGTTTCATCTGATCTGCTACTTCTTCTGGATCGTCAACATCAGGCAACCAACCATAGGTAATTGTGCGTGGAATAATACCATCAGCGTTCTTCATATTGGTAATGATATCTGATAAGTTAACCGGAATGTTTGGTGTAAAGGTAATCTTGCAACCAGATGCATCAACACCTTGTCCTTTTTTATTCAGAATGTTCTGCATTAACGCTAAACGTCTGCGCAATCCTTTGACCAGGTATCTTGTTTTAGTGGATAGCAGATTAAGCAAGCCAAACAATTTGTATTTCATCGCTTCTCCTGAGACATTGCCCATAAAGTTCTCATCGTTCATGTTGGGAACATACGAAATCTTGTGAATGTCATTTTCAATTGACTTGGCCAACAACTCAACTTGAGTTTCATCAAGCTGCTTGGTAAGCCATTCAACAGATGCACCATCTTCACCTTTGCCTGGTGCGCCGTCAATGAAACCATTCTTAAGTTTGCTTTTGCTTTCTTCCTCATCATCACCTATTAAGCTGAACCCGTACACAATCAGTAAGGCATCAATGAAATCTTGCTTATCAGTAATCCGATCAGACTGCAACGTGTTATAAGCGTCAATCAATGATTTACATTGTTCAAAGTCACCTTGTCGCTCCTCGTTGTTCCTGAACTCAACTACTGGAACATCGCCAAAGTAATGTGGTGTTACTTTCTTGCTGTCGATATTGCTATCATCCAAGTTGTAACCGAATCTCGTACGATACGAAATTAACTGTGTTTTGGTATACACATCAAGCAGATAGCCGTTAGCTGTTCCGTCCAGATCAAACTTCTCTTGAATATGGATAGCAAACAACGGATTATGTTCTACCGTATCATCGGTACACATCACAATTCCTCGTGGATCAATACATTCAATTCGTTCTTCAGTAATCGGCTGCTTTTGATTATCATCTGCAAAGCCTGTTGCTTTGAGATAATGAACTTCGAAACCGACACCGAACACACTCAGGTCTTTTTCAAGCTCTGCATCGTGAGTCTGAACATCCATCTTATTGAATTCGTCAGTGATCGGGTCGATATTTTTACCTTTTTCAGCTGTGTACGCAATCGGATTACCTGTGGTAAAGCCAACGTTCATATCAGTAATGTACTTGGCATGATTAACAACAACCTTGTTATTGCTGCTGTACTGATTATTTGCCATTGAATGATGCAGTATCTCATGCTTACCATCATAATAATCTGACAGCATCTGCAGTCTGTGTTTCCTTTTATTGTGTTGCTGAATTACATAATTTAAAACTTCATAGCTAGGATTATTTGGATCCTGTAGCAACTCTGCATCAATTGGAACTCCCATGTTCTCATCTCCAATCTGTTAAAAGTTTCTGTAAAATCTGCTTGGTTTCTTGGTAACTTTGACTGTTCGTTTCTTGAATACCACCATGTAAACAAAGTAGCGCAGTGCATCAGAAGCATGGTCATGTTGCTTAACTGGTTTATCCTCGCCACGCTCTGCAGCTTTCTCATCCCAAATATAAGAGCTGAATTCCTTAAATAAATTCTTACACTTGCGAGTGAAAATAATCTTGCCAGTGTTCATTGCTGTTTGTGTAGCTCGAATACCATCTAACACATCATTTTTAGCCTTAATAACTGTCCGTCCACGATTACGCAGCACCTTGATAAATGATGCAGCACTTGGATCCACAATGATTGTGGCTTTGATATCGCCTAAGAACTTATCCAAGTCATTGGCATATTGCTCATCTGTTCGTTGATGTTGAGTATCACGACCTGAATAATAATATTCATCAAGGCAGTACCAGGTTCCATCAAAAAGACCCCACAGCAGAAATACTGTAGGGTTCAGCGTACCGTAATCACACGATACATAATACTTTTCAAATGTTGCATTATCCGGTGGATCAACCACCATTGTATTCTCATCGAAATTATCGTAAATGATTCCTTCTGAAAGTACCCACAAGCCTAAAATATAGCGTTGATAGAACACACCTGAATACATTCGTTCATACCGCTCACGGATACTTAATGAAAGGGATGGATTATCTTTCATCATGAAATGAATTCGAATTGCTCTCTTTTCATCGAGCTTATCAATCCATTCTTCTTTGAACCAATGATAAGGACCGGCAGGGTTGCAGTTAAACCACAGCTTAGAACCTTCAACGGAGCAACGTGCAGTGGCCTGATTAACAAACGACTGCGGCATCAAAGCAACTTCATCAAAAAAGAACCCAGCCAAGGTAATCCCTTGAACGAGGTCCTGACTTGATTCATCTTTACCACCAAATAAGAAGTAGTAATTTGTTTTCTTACCTTTGCGAACAATCAGCATGTTTTCTGAGCGTGAATCGTGAACCGAATAACCGCGACTCTCTAACATTGCCTTCAGCGGTCGAATAACATTACGCCTCAGTGAGCCAATCGTCTTCCCGGCAATACCAAACTGCTCATCATTGAACTCTGTCATACTCCATAAAATATATGACAGTGACATAATAACAGTTTTACCGGCACGAACAGAACCATCGCAGATAATTGCTTCTTTATCTTTGGTTCCTTTATATCTCCACCAAGTCAGAACCTGCATTTGTTTGCGAGAAAACGGTGAGAAATGAAATTTAGCTTGTCGCAGCTTAAGTCTCATCTTGATCACCGTCTTCCCAAACACTATCCATGCTCTTATCGATTGCTGCTAAGAAACCATCGTCGCCAAGCTCCTGTTGATCAACATCACCATTTTCAATCTGTGCACGTTTAGTCTTAGTTTTAACGAGGTTAAGCTGCACTGCCATAATTTCAAGTTTCTTACGACGCTCATCTCGTTCATCAGCTATCTCAACAAATTGCTTGATTAACTTGCTAAGTGTTCCCATGGCTCGCGACATTGCCATTAAGTAATTTGCTTGTTTGTCCCAAGCGTATTGATACTGCCGTACTTCTTTAATCTGTGCAGGTTTGCCATCCTCATCAATAAGTTTCGGATTCAAGTCCACTTCAGTAATATCAGTAGTCGTATCAAATTCGTTGGCAACATTCATAATCTTTTGAGAACGAATGATAGCTGCGTACTGAATCATAATATTATTCCAAATAATATCTGCAGGTTCAGACGTATAGATTTCTTGGATCAGCGATCGAGTGTCATCTGGCAACCATTTAGCAAATAGGCCATGGCTTACTGCATTTTTATTTCCTGGTGGTGGAGATGCATGTGGATTGCCTGGATTGCCTTTAGCATTATGGCTTCCCAAAGGAGCCCCACGATTATCATCTTTCTTGCGTCGCGTTGCAACGTTTTTATTTTGCGTTGCACCACGTTGCCACCCTTCTCGGTTCTTTCTACTCCTTAATGTTGAAGGACTAATACCATATTTTTTCGCTAAAGCACTAGCAGTTATGCACTTTCTTCGTACTCTTTGCGAATCTTTTTCCAGTCTATCAAGTCATCTCACACCACCTCACTTTTAAGTTTCGTTTTGTAATTTATGTACAAAAAAAAGCAGCCGCTAAGCTGCTGAATAAATAATTTTTAGTTTTCGTCATTAAACCAGTCCGTAATTAAAACTTCTACTACCTTATACTCCCCAGTTGAACTTCTTTTCATTCTACATCTTCCTAAATATTCTTTTTCATTTAAAAACATGTCTCTCCACTTTCCTTCTATATGAAGTTTATCATCTATAACTACATTATAAATTTCACCAATTTCCAAATCTTCAGAATTAGTAACTGATATTTCAATTTTTTCATCATCATTATCAGTAAACCTTCTGCGATTATTTAAACTTAAATATGTAGATTTAATCAGATTATCAGCATCTTGTAAAGTGGAAAGAATCGCATCCAATTTATACCCTTTTTCTTTTGACATTTCCTTCCCAGAAATTCTGAAAGTTAAACCTTGTTTCCCCGTCAAACCTTTTTTATCATCAGCCATATTAATTCCCCTATAATAAACAATTATTTTAACAATTAAAATTAAACCTCTAAAGTCTCAAAAAGTAAAATAAAATGACACCTATTTAGGTGCCACTGTTAAAATAATTATTCCTGGGGGAGATAAAGTTGTACCAACTTTGGCACAATACCATTTTAATACCTTTTCCTCTGTTTTTACTCGGTATATTTTCGGTTCTTTTTCTGTTCAAATTCTGTCCGATTTCTGCTCAATTTCTGTTTTTGGAGACCAATCTAATAAATCTTCTATCAGAAATGATTCAGCGAAAGCTAGTAAAGCCTCACGTTTTAGTTTAGAATAAGCATCTTTTTCAATATGCAATTCTCGGTATATTTTTTCAACTGGTCGTGTCCGGTATATGTATAGTTGCTTTAAAATATACCGGTACCTTCCATGTTCACCAGGAAGATTTTCAATAGATTTATTGATAGCGTCAAATTCCTGTTTAGCCTGCAGACGTCTTACTATCTTTTCTTCACTGGGATTTTTTATTGATTGAGCTTTGGGCATATCATCAAACTTAGGAGATTTTAAATCTAAGCTGCTGTGCGCAATACGTTTCAGTCTATCGTAATTTTCCAATAATGTATTAACATTTTGAATGGTCTTTTCTTCGTTTAATTCATCCAGCAACAAAAATACTTACCCCCCTTCTCCATTTCTTTTCTCAAACTCCGCCAGTCGTTCAACATACGTTCTAGCTTTATCGAGATCTTCAATACCATTCTTGCCTTCATGCCGGACTACATACTTGATGATGTTCAACACGTAAAATCCGATTACCCACTGCTTAGGCAAGAAGGTTTCAAAGAACCAGAACAAGTCATGGCCATTTTGGCCTTTGTAATAATCTGGACGTAATTTACTCATTCCTTCACTCCCGCAATTTCTGGAAACCGTTTAATAACGTCATAAATAAAAGTCTCACAACGTACCTTGTTAAATTTGTAGTAGGCTTTTCCCGCTCCATAAGGTCTTTCAACAATGAGTTTTAAACTTTTTTCCTTCTGATTATTACTAACAAAGTATAAGCCCCCTTCACTATCCAACCTTTTGTCATAGTAGGTATAGTAATCAGAGGAATCGGACAATGCTTCTTTTGGAGTAAAATTCTTCCAAGTTCTTTTAGCCACCTTGTAAATGAATTGCAAGATATCTATGCTCATCTCTAAGTCAAAAATAATTCTTTCTGTATTTTCAGTACTTGCAAGCTCAATATTTGCCCTATTTCCAACTACAAGTATTTGCTTACCATACTTATCAGTAAATGCATTGCTTTCAACCATTTAATTTCACTCCCTCAAATTCTCCGTTTGCCTTGTCAATCAGCAACTGCTGCATTAGCCTGTCCGTCCCGTTTGGTAACTCGCTTATCCTAAACAGTGCTTTGATTTCCGGTGATAGCTCAAAACCGTTTCGTTTGCATCTCACATACTTAGCAATTAGTTTCGCAACTATCTCGGTTACTGAATCAGCATTTTTCATGCTTCTTCTGACATAACATTCAATAGTTTCCTTATCTCGTAAAAATTGTTGATTAACCATTTGCCCCACCACTCTCCATCTTTTTATAATTTCTGTCCTGATAATCGAACAAAGCAACGCACAGATTTACTACTAGCGGATGACTGTTATATTTCTGCTCCAAATGTCCCAGAGATCCCACTAGCCATCTCCAATATTCTCGGCTTGTTAATGGGTAGGTCCGCATAACTTCATTAGAAGCAGCCATCCACTTTTGAATATCTTGAAAAACGTTATCCCAGTTCACTCAACTCACTTCCTCAATTTTGATATAGATACCAGGTAGATCCGCCCAAAACTTTTCAGCTATCAAACTGACAATGTACATATCATCTTTCCAAAATCCTAATTGAGTCATGCAGTCCTGCAGCAACTTCATATTATTATCCAAATCTGGCTTAGTACGCTTGTACTCACCATTCTTATGTTTACCAGTTGCGAGATAACAATATTTCACCAGTAATCTGACTTTACCGGGGAATGGTTCCTTCGGTGCAAACTTTCCAAGGTGATCAGTAATTAATGACCGGGCCGATTGTAATTCTGGCGGCTCGTAAAAATGTGGCTTACCTTTAATAACTGCAACCTGTTTTTCTTGATGAGTTACAGTCGGAATTTTTTTCATTGGGATAAAAAACTCCAGTGGTTTTCTTGTCAATTTTCGATCACCTTTATTCATTATTTTTAATTAAATAAATTTAATAATTTTAAATGTATCATTCTATTTTTGTCTCGCTGTATTCCTCCGTATATATCTATCCCTAAAAGGGAGATATATACGGGAATAGCAGACAGCGCCATAATAGGTTTTTCGGACTGTTGAAAGCTAGTATTAGGCTAATAGAGTTGACGAACGCTATGCCCTGTATCAAGCTATTATCAAGCTAATAGCCTTATACAAGTTTTTTTGTTACTTACTATTAGATTTTTCTATAAGACCATCAATGATTTTAAATCCTTCATGCTTTCTTATGCGAGCATAAACTGTGCTTTTAGCAATTTCTAAGTATTCAGCAATTGCTTTAGGCTCGACTGGTTCGCCGCCCTCACTCAAAATGTTGAAAGCTTCTTCAAGCTCTTGTTTAGTTTTTTCACTTCGAGATTGATTAGATTTCTTTACACCTTTTTTCCACTTAGCAGTTGGCTCTTCCTCTAACTTGATATCCTGCAATGTGTCGTCCAGAACGTGTATAGGATATTGGAACCAGGCATTTACTGATTTAAACTTAGGGAACTCTCGCAAGGTACCTTCTAGTCGCCATGCGGTCGCTTGTCTCATTGCTTCAACTGCAATATTTCTTTGCTCGTTAATCTGCTTCAATAACTGCTGCCCGTTCGGTAACTTATTCATTGCAGCCATTAAATGATGCGTCATTTGTTTTTCACTAAAGCGATCATCTACTCCCACTTCGTCATACATTGGATTGAACTTTTTAATTGCTAGGTCATACACATTGCAGATTGCTTGGTTCACACGCTGCATGTATCGTTGTTCTTCAACTGGTAATTCAATCAAGTCCAAAATTGCATCTGGGTCACGGGCAAACACTCCGGATCCACTTGAACGATCGATCGAACTCTTTCCACTCTGAATTCCTTTACTGTGATGATGTGCGTAGATAACTGAACATTTTAATTCAGTGGCAATTAAGTCAAACTGATTTACGAAAAGCGACATATCATGCGCATTGTTTTCATCCCCAGTCAGTACCTTGTAAATTGGGTCAATGATAACTGCTTTGTAGTCTGCTTTTTCTGCCCGCCTGATTAACTTCGGGGCCAGCTTGTCCATTGGACTTGTCTTTCCACGTAAATTCCAAACATCGATATTGCTAACGTGATTGTGGCCGCGTCCTAGTGTGTTGTAGATATCAACAAACCGTTTTTTGGCTGAACGCTCATCCAACTCAAGATTGACGTACAAAACCTTTCCTTGTTGGCAATTGAATCCGAACCACTTCCAGCCTTCTGCAATGGCAATTGCCAACTGAATTAGTGAGAAGGACTTACCAGCTTTACTTGGACCGGCAATTAACATCTTGTGTCCCTGACGTAAGATACCTGAAATCAACTCAGGGGCTAGGACAATTGGCTTATCAAATAAATCAGACATGTTTTTCATTTCTGGTAAATTGTCATTCATATCCTCAATGTATTCTTCCCACTCTTCCCAGGAATGTTTGCCAATATTTTTAGCAATTAAGAATTGTTTCTTGCCTTGACGTTCAAATCCAGGCAGTCGTGTTAAGCGGGATGGATTTTTGTTTTGCTTATCAACCTTCAAACCGTTTTTTTCAACGATTTTGTAGAGATAATCAACACGTTCTTGATACTGTGGATAATTAGCAGCATTCACTTTAACAACCGCGTGAATACTTTTGGATCCGGAATACGTTAAGGTGGCGATCGGTAATTCAAGCTTATGCATGATTTCATTCTGTTGCTCTAGGCTCATACTGTCGCTTTCTACTAAGGCATATCGAAAATCGACTACGTTGTCGTTCTTAACACCTTTACCATCTAATGGATTGAAACGGATCCAAGCTCCAATTTCTGGATTGGCATCGCCCATCACCGCGCCAATGTCTCCCTTGTTCCGTCTCAAACCATCAATAATTTCTCCAGCTGTCTTGGTGTAGACTCCTTTATTAGGCAGCCACTTCTCAATTTCGCCTTGTTTATGCGGATATCCATCATTCACATAACCGATAACGTCTCCTGCATTGAAAAGTGTCTTCATATAATCAACAATTTCTTGAGATGGATTCCAATTAGTTGGTTCTTTGATTTCTTGACCAACCACATAATCGGTGTTAACAATTTTGTAACCCTTATCGATGTCAGTTGCGACAAAACCTTCGTCCCAACCAATGAAGTCGTCTCCATCTGCTCCACCATGTGACTGCCAACCATTATCTTTGGCAAGCTGTGTGATTGTGGCACCCGTCACTGGTGAATTAGCACCGTCAAAGGTTTCCCACTTTTTCTCACACTCGCCATCGTGGTACCGCCCCTGATCATTTCGGCTCCATGATTCCCAGTCACTGACGGAATAACCTTCATACTTAAGTGCCATACCGACATTTACCCACTCAGTATATGAGAGTGACCCTGGATTAATGGAACTTAATGGATCCAGTAAATTAAATTTATGTTCTGTCATGTGGCATCGATTCCTTTTTCTTTACTTCTTCCATTAAATACTCAAGTGCCGCGGTCCATCCCTGGTCAAACGCTTCTCCGAGTATTGCAGAAACATGCTCTTCAATCTGATTAATTTGGGCACGTGATTGTTCATACGGACAGTCGTAATAAAATGTGTTAAGTACTATTTTTTTGATGACCGCAAAATCACCGGTAATCTTTTTCTGTAAATCTTCCTGCATTTGTGGTCCTCCATCTTTATTTACTTAGTTTGGCCAAACTATGCCACAGCATGGAATCGAACCATGCTGATGTCACCAGACTGTGGTTAAACCGTTGCTGCTTCTGGCTTGTACTCAGAAGCTTTGACTGATTGTGGTAATCTCCAGCCGTTTGCCGCAATCCTTGAAATCATCTTTGTGGCACTTTCAAATTTCCAAGTTCCAACATTTTTAAAGCCATAAATTTCAAGCCTGCGTATCTGTTTAGGTGTTGCTAATCCTTCATCTCGTCTGCGTGAAAGCCTCTCTAATACCATTGAAGCTTTTCCGGCATTATCAATTGCATCTGGAAGAATCCCTAACTTCTCAAGTGTCTTTTTCTGATCATCACTTGGCGGAGCCATTTCCCAACCAAATGATGGTGTATAACTCGTTAAGTCTTCAGCTTGGATCGACATTTCAAACTGCAGCGGATCCACCAGCTTACGTTTGCGTCTACGCATTTCAGATAATTGTTTGGCAAGCGCCTCTTCACGTTCTGCTACGACATCTTCACTAGCTTGTTTCTCAGCCTCTTCAATATCTACTGCAGTTCCTGCATCTTCGATATTGTCTGTCATCTTCTTGGCTACTTCCTGATTTTTAGTAATCAAGTTAGCTGGATGGCAAAGTTCAAGCCGTTCTGTGTGCCATAAAAAATCAAGCAACAAGAGTTCCGTTTTCCCTTTGCATAATCGAGTTCCACGTCCAACCATTTGACTATAAAGGCCACGTACTTTAGTTGGCCGTAATACAACGATGCAATCAACTGATGGACAATCCCAACCTTCTGTTAAAAGCATTGAATTGCAAAGGACGTTGTACTTTCCTTCATCAAAGTCTTTGAGTATCTGTTTACGATCGTCAGATTCACCATTCACTTCTGCGGCCTTCAAGCCTTTAGCATTCAGAATGTCGCGGAACTTCTTAGAAGTTTTTACAAGTGGTAAGAACACAACTGTTTTGCGGTCCATACAGTTCTTTACCATTTCATCCGCAATCTGTTCTAAGTACGGATCCAACGCAGTTCCTAAATCTTTTGTCGAGAAGTCTCCAGCTTGTTGTTTAACTCCGGATAAATCCAAATGAAGCGGAATCGTGAGAGCTTTAATTGGTGTTAGATATCCTTCTCTGATAGCAGCCGGCAAAGTATACTCATACGCGAGACTTTGGAAATATGAGCCAAGGTTGCGCATATCTCCACGATCAGGGGTAGCTGTAACTCCTAGAACATTTGCATCTTCAAAATGCTGTAGCACTCTTTGGTAACCATCACTGATACAATGGTGCGCTTCATCAACTACAATGCTGTCAAAATAATCAGCCGAGAATTGATTCAGTCTTTTTTCTCGTTGCAAGGTTTGAATGGATCCAACTACAACTCGGTAAAAACTCCCAATGCTAGTTTCTTCTGCTTTTTCGGTAGCAGTTTTTAATCCTGTTGCCTTAACTAATTTGTCAGATGCTTGTTCAAGTAATTCTCCACGATGTGCCAGAATTAATACACGTTCGCCTAATCGCACCCTGTCTTCAATCACTTTGCTGAATACTATTGTTTTTCCGCAATTGTGAGTGATTGTAAAATCAGACATTAGATAACGATTATCTTGATCGACCGTAAATCCGTAATACTTTCCCGTACCTATCGGTTCTACTGAAAAGCCTGTACGTAATACATTTTTAATTTGCATTCTTTTACGTGGCTTTTTATGTTCAACACGACATGGTATCGTTGTACAATCACCACTAATTGATACACGGTAATAAATTCCTGTAAAACCTGTTTGTGTTAATTTTGTGGTTGGTTTTACATAGGCAGCTAATCCAATTGATTGACACATAAAAGCTAAATCCTCAGCTAGCTGTTTTGATGCTGAAACAAAATCAAACCCACTCCCGTTACAACTTCCATCTGTATCGATAAGACCCGCAATTACTTGCATCCGTTCTTTCAAGGGTGCTGTTTTGTATTTAAAAGGAACTGATTTTTCGTAAGCACCTTTTTTGCGGAGCTCCAATTCTTTCAATTGTTTAGAAAGCACATTTATATTTTTGAAAATATAAGTAAATGCTTTTCCTGCTGGTTCCGTCCGATAGGTCATATTGTACTTTTGACATTGTTTTTCTATTTCTTGTACAATTTCTGCATCCATCGTTGTAACTGAAATGGAGTTTTTTATTTCTCCATCTCCCAGCAACACTCCTAGAAAATATGGATCAATTGTTAAATCTTTTTGTCCACCGAAGTTTTCAATCATATTACTTCGAATCAATTTATGAATGTGCTTTTTATTTTTTGACCAACTAAGCCATTCTTTTATTGTGACGTCGATTAGTTGACCACCTAGAAAATCACTCGGATATTTTTTTCGACTTTTTTCATTTGTACGTACTAACGTCAATTTATGATCGCCTGTTACAATAAAGGATTTCCCTTTTACTGGTTTTACGCAATAAAGTTTTTTACTGCCCTTTTGAACATGTAAAACATTTCTTGGCAAGCCATCTGGCCCTATTAGTTGGTCTCCTACCATAATGTTTTGTACTTTTTCGATTTCGCCATTATATCTTAGCAATTCTTCGTCTTCAGCATGACAGCCTGTTGGCAAAACTAATAGTGTTCGTTTATTGCCCTTTTGCCATTCTTCCTGTATGGCTTCACGTGCTTCCTGTTGGTATGGCCGTAATTCCATAGCAAACTCCTTTCTTTGCTGGTATAATTTTGTTGGTTAAAAAATTTATTTTGGGGTGATTTCATGGAACAATCTGTACATGTAAAATTTTTAGAAGCAGCAAAAACAAATAATGTTTATATCGATATTGATGAATACTGCCCGCATTGCAAACAATCAATGTCTCCTAAAATTATTTTTGCAATTACCTCTGGAGTAGTCTTTCAAAATAAGAAAAATAGTATTGCTTTGTTTTTAAAATGTTCTAGAAAAGATTGTGGCAAGTTCTACTGTTTAGAATTTCCATGCATAGCTGACAGATTTTTAGATTTAAGAGAAATTCAACCCTCCATTCCATACACCTACTCACCTCATTTAAAAAATGATCTTCCTAAAAACCTTAATAACACATTCCCAGGATTTAAAAAAATTTATGATCAGTCTTTACAAGCCGAATCAATGGGGCTTGACGAAATAGCAGGTGTTGGATATCGCAAAGCAATTGAATTTTTATTAAAAGAATTTGTAATATCCAAGAATCCAGAAAAGCGTTCTGAGATAGAAAGTAAGTTTCTTGGAAATGTTATTAATGAAAATTTGGACGATCTCCCAAGAATTCAGACTTTAGCTAAAGCGGCAGTTTGGATTGGTAATGATGAAACCCACTTTGTGAAAATTCATAGCGAAAAAGATTTAAAGGATATGAAAGGATTTCTATCAGCTGCTGCTTTATATATTTCTGCTGAATTAAAAGCTGACGAAGCGGAAGCCTTTATAAATCCTCAAGAATCGTAAAATACTTATAAAACTCATTTTCTTTATTTCCATTGGTAGTAAATCCTTTCTTTAAAAGAATTTGTCTACCATTTTTTTGTGTAGAATATCCAGAAGCTACAACCTTCGCATAAACTTTTACTGTCCATTTTTTATTTTTATATTCAGGAATTTTAGAGATAAAGTACTCAATATAGCCACCTACAAAATCATCCTTTTTGGTATATTCCATAAATTTCACACCTCTTCCAACTTAATAAGTTGTTCCAGTGGAACTCGCCTAACAAGTCCCCTAATTTGTAACTTAGCTACTACATATGGAGCTAGATCAACAATCTTGATTACCCGATAAACACCATCTCTATAAAGAACTTTGTCACCAATATCAATCATGTTGATTGCCTACTTTTACAGCCGGCCATTGCGCACGCAGAGCCCCTGGATATGCTGCATTTCTTTTAATCTCTATTTCAGTAAGTTTGTTCTTGCATCCTTCGCAAAAGGTCTTATTACCATGTGGCATTACACCCAAATATATTTCTTCACCATATTTGAGAACACGGTCACACATAAAGCATTTTTGAAAACTCATTGGCATTGTTGCCACAACGTCACTATTTAGTTCACCAAAATCTACGAAACGCAAAATTTTATAAACGAAGGTTGAAGTCTTTTCAAAGCTAATCATTGCAACCCCTCCTTTTAGAATGCACCTGGTTGAAATCCACTTGGTGTCTGTTGCCCGTTATTTGGGATATTATTTTGCTGCTGATTACCGTAATTTGGTTGCGTATTTGTTCCATAGTTAGGCTGCACACTTTGCTGTTGAACAACACCTGCATTTGCAGCTGGCTTTAAAAACTCTTTGATACGGTTGTTCTGTTTTTTACTTCCATCACGGTCGTTATAACTATTGACTTTAACTTTAGCTTGTCCTTTGCTCCCAATTACCGTGGACCAGTTAGGGGAAAATGGCTGACCAATGACAGTCGGTTGACCAATAGCAGCGAAAAACTGTGTCAACTTCCAGGTAAACTTCTTCATCAAGTACATCCGCTCCTTGACGGTAGTCTTACCTTCTTTACCAACTACTTCGCAGCTCACTTCTGCGTAAGGTGCTCCATTTGGAATTTTGTCACTATTACCGGTATAAACCTTGCGTTCTAGGTTTGTAACCGTGAATGGATAAGTACCTTCTGGTAATAAGGTGAAGTCACTTTCTTCTGCCACCCAGCCACTATTCCAATCTAAAAATTCATTTTCGTTGTTCATTTAAAATTCCTCCTACTTTCTAATTTTTGAGTTTAAAAGTCCTAAAGCTTTATCCCAATTTGTTGCTAAGTATCCCCATAAATCTGTTGGAATATTTCCAATTGGCGTATCCTTTGGCATGAAGCCGCCTTGGTAAATGATCTGCATCACTTCCTCTACCGTAACTTGGTTAATCTTCATTAAGTCCGCAACGTCCTGCGGGATCACAGCTGGAATGTTTTCTTTGTATTCTGGTGCAGGAGCCGTCTCAAGTACTGGATCGCCTTGATCTTCTGGCGTTTCTTCTGGAACCGATGGCAAAGGTATATCTTGCGTTTCTGCAGTCTGAGTAACTTGTTGAGTCTGAATATTAGTAGCAGCTTCAAATGCTTGTGCAATTTGTGAATAGTCAAATGGCAATTCATCTTGTAAGCCAAGTCGATTTTTTGCATCCCATGACGGTCTGTGTGTGGTATACATCACTCGTTGACCACCAGTAGCCTTCTTACTATTAGTCTTGTCATCTGTGATAATTGTTGTTTTGTAGTTGGCAAACAGTACCATGTCGGCCCACTCTTTAACTAGTGGTGCAGTTTTCTTTTCCAGCTTTAATTCATAGCGATCATAAGCACCCATTTCGTCTGGCTCTTCTTTTTTGCGCAACCAAGCATGAGCCGTGATCACAACGTTAATTCCCAGTTCAATCACTTCACTTAATGAATTCAGCAATTTTCCAATTTCATCTGCTAATGCTACATAACGTGTGCCGTAGCCGGTGGAATCAATCGCCTGCCAATGATTTTGAGCCATTAGATGTTTCTTAGCTAAGTCCTCGCCCCAATCCATTGTGTCGATAATTAATGTCCTGCACGGTCGAGTCTGTTTAACGAAGTCAACTTCCTGCAACAACATTGTCCAACTTGTAGGCTTGTCAAAGCGTTTAACATTCAGATATAACGATGAATCCTCTGTATCAATGAATAATGGATTTGGAAACTGACTAGCAAAAGTAGTTTTTCCAATTCCTTCCACTCCATACAAAATCACTTTTTGCGCTTTAGGAATTACTCCACTTTTTATTTGAAATCCCATCAGTTAAAATGCTCCCTTCCCTTGCCAACCTGTTTGCGCTGGTGCTGTTTCAATTTGTGACGCTTGTTCCTTGGCATAACCGTCTTGGATAATTACGCTGCATTCATCACCTGTTGAAACTCTGGTGGCAATTGCTTGCAATCCTTCTTGTTCAAGCCACTTACCAAACTCACTCAATGTGGTCATATCCATTTGTTCCAACTTATCTAAGAGAATAAATCCGCAATCCGGTTTCAATTCACGTACAATTGCTGTTGATACCTTGAGTTGATCTGAACCAGACATGTTATCCCACTTTTGACCGTTGTAAGTTAACTCGCCATCTTCTACCGACAAACCCGAAAGTGGTAATGTGGCATCATGTAAAAGTGTAGCTTTTTGTTTACGAATTTCTTCAATACCTTCACTTAATTCTTGATACTTACTGCTATATTGAGCAGCGTCTTCTTCTGCCTTATCTTTATCAAGATTGGCTCTTACCTTACGGTTGATTTCATCGATTTCTGATAAACTCTTTTCAAGTTCAGCAGTTGATCCATCTTGTAAGTCCTTAGTAGAACTCTGCGCAATCTTCAGATCAGTTTCAGTTCTCTCGTGAACTTGAACTAATTCGTTAAGCTGTTTTTGCAGCTGTTGAATTTTCTCAGCTTCAAAATCAAACTTTTGTTTAATTTGAGTTGCCTGCTGCCGCTTGCGAGCATTTTCACCATTTTTAGCTAAGATAGTCTGTTGTTGTTGAATTAAATCTTTAACATCAACTGGCTTTTTAGGAGCACTTGGAAAATATGGTTGTTCCTTAGCAAATTTGCTTTTTTGATCTGCAATCTGTCCGATCGTGTGTCTTTGGTTATAAACCTCTTGTTCTGCGCGTTCCAACTCAAAAAGTTTGTCACCAACTCCAATTATTCTAAGTAAGGTCTGTGCCTTTTCTTTTGAGGTTGATTCCATAAACTTTGGCAAGTTGATCGCTAACTCTTCTACAAAGTCGTTTAGGAGTTGTTGTCCACCTTTTTGCCCTTTTGGATCAATAACCTTCAAGCTTGAGTTCTTACCTGTTCGCTCAACAATCAAACCGTTGTTCATAACAATGTGGAGACGTGGTGGTGTAGCTGAACCTTCACGATAAGCCTTAGATGGTTTATATTTATTACCGCCTAACCCCCAAGCAATTGCATCAAGTACGCTTGTCTTACCCTGGTTATTATTCCCACCAACAATCGTTAAACCCTGCTGTGTTGGTTCAATTTTCACTGCTTTAACTCGCTTGACGTTTTCGATTTCAAGCTTGTTAATCTTGACTGCCATAACTACTCCTCCTTCTTGTTCAAATCCGCATTTTTAATAAATGTTCCATTTACAAGTTTTCCTTGCCGGTCCTTGATATGACTGTATGCTTTTTCAAGTGCTTGATTCATTGTGATTCCCTGTTGTTTTGCAAAAATAGTCAAGGTTACAAATACATCACCGATTGAATCAATCATGTGTGCTCGATTACCTTTGCTGAAATCCTGTGCCAGCTCACCAGCTTCTTCGAAAAATTTTATTAACTGGCGATTACTTAATTCTTTGTTAAGTAATTTACGTTTGGCACCCCAAGCAATAATATTTTGGTTTAATTCATCTAACTCTTGTTTTGAGACCACTACTGTTCACTCCTTATCTCCGATTGATAAATCTTCTGCTGCTTCAAACAAATCATCGTATCGACTCATTGGAACATCACGAAAAACTTCGTAACCTATTTTGCTAGCAGCCTTGTCCAAAACGCTTAAATTGAAAAACATTTTCTTCTCCACTGTGGTAAAATGATCATGTAAATTATTTATACTTGAGCCTATTGCGAGTAGGCTCTTTTTTATTGCCACTCTTTTGGTGGTTCTCTGAACAATTCATTTGGTGTACATCTGAGAAATTGGCAAAGCTTATTTAAAGTATCAAGTTTCACCATTTTTGAATTGCCGTTTCTATGGGAAGCTATAGTGTTTCTAGAAATTCCTGTAGCTTCGTGAACCTGTCTATCTTTGAGTTTCATTTCTGCCATCCTATATCTGACACCACAACTAAAAGTTTCAGAATTATATTCCACCTTTCACACCTCTTTCTTGCTAGATATTTTTTTATATGAAGAATGCAACCACCTCCCCAATCGCTAAAATCAGAAACATTGCAATTACCCAGATTGCAAATACCATACTTCCAAAATAATCAGCTAGAAGTTTTATCATTTTTGTGTTCTCCTTCGTAAAAACCAATGAAATAGACAATTGGTAGTGTGATCACCCAATAAACAAACGACATAAACACACCTCTTTTTATTCATTTATCAAACTTGTACTTATGCAGCCTTCCTCGTCACTTGCCGCCAGACTTGTAATTTATTTATTTGAACGGAAGCTTTGTAAGTAGTCGTCTAATTCAATTCTTCGTATCCTTGTAGTTCCACCTACAGTGATCGTTGGTAATCCTCTATTTTTTATCCACTTGTCAATTGTTGATCTACTAACATTCACATAATCTGCAGTTTCATCAACTGACATATACTCTGGGTAGGTATTACCTTCTTTAATTTCGGCAAGAAGTTCAGCCAATGCTTCTCTGACATCTTTTCGAAGACTATCCTCAAAATCATGAGATAAATTCATTCTTAATTCGGCCACATAATCACCTCTTTTTATCTCTGAAATAATCCAAACTGATATCCAATGCATCAGCAATTTTGCACATTAACTCAAAACTCGGTTTTTTAATCTTTCCGTCTCTCAAGGCATAAATAGTCATGTTCCTTTTATCTCCATAAATATTTTTGCTTAACTCATTGATCGTAATTTTTTTACTTTTAAGAATTTTTTCAATCTTTCTCCACATTCTGTGCCTCCATATATAGTGCTTACCCAAAATCAATCACAATATATTGTGATTTTATAAACATTGTGATATAGTATTTTTTGTAGATAACAGCCTCCTAAAACTTTTACCTACAAATAAATACTGTTGAGAATTCAACGAAGGAGATGAGTTTATATGACAGGTAAAAATCAATGGGTTTCTCCCCATGGAGACCAATGGGCCGTAAAAGGTGCTGGCAATGGGAAAGCTACGAAATTATTTGATAAAAAATCAGATGCTTTAGATTTCGCCAAAAACGTAGCAAAAAATCAGCATTCAGAATTAATTGGACAAAAGCAAAATGGACAAATTAATCTGAAGAATAGTTATGGTAAAGATCCTTTTCCTCCCAAAGATAAGAATTAATTATCTTTTAAAGTTACTCCCTTCAAAAAAATAGGTAGTATGAATCCGATGGAAAGTTAGGTTAAAAGTATGAATGTTAAAATAAATACTCCAAAAGAAATGCCTGCAGATTTCAAAGTATTAGAGCAAAGAGCTGATTTCATAAAATCTAGAACAAAATACAGTAATGGTCTGGTTTTGATTTTTGAACAAACAGCTGAGGAAACAACATTACATTCCAATTACAATTGGATCCAGGAAGCTGATGGCTCTTTAACTCCAAACTACAATTCCCAAAATTCTAATTTTATTGATGTTGTTTAATATTTAATTTAGGGCTTTGAATAGTAATGTGATTTTTAGAAACTTTCACTGTAGTTTTATCATTGCTTAACATAATCAGGGATTCACGTATTGCAGACGTGGATCTCTTTTTGTTTTGTTCTTTCATCCCTCTACTCCCTCCTACTCCATATCCAAAACTCGATAAATCTTCTTGCGAATGTTCATTGACTTCGGAGACATATCGCCACTAATCGCACGATTAACTTGAATTGCTCCCTCGCCAATCAATTCTGCCAATTCCACTTGAGTCATATCTCGCTCAAGTAAATGAAACTTAATTTGTTTCTTAACTTCTTTAGCAGTTTCAACAAGACTCTGCTCGACCATAGGATTACCCCCTTTCTATATTTGATATAATCATCTTTAAGGAGGTGATTAATATGTCAGTTAAAATTCCTGCTTCGGAATTTGCTATTGCTGTGGTAAATTCGTCTAATCCAAATCTTTCTATTGAAAGCAAAATTGAATTATACGAACAAGCCGTAAAGATGGTTAAAGAACATAACAGAAATGTTTCAGCCCCAAAACTTCATTCCTTTAACTAGAAATTGACTACTTCGTGATAAAGCTTCGCAATGGCTGCCACCATTTCGGGGCTTTTTTCTTTGTCTGAAGTAAGCAACTGTGCCAGATAGTCACGACCTGCCTGTTCAATGTCAGTTTCTTTCTCTAATTTCACGAAATTACTCCTTTCTGTAATTTATTAATAAAGTAATTGACAACCAATTAGACTTAGTCTAATATTAAGGCATGCAAAATAAGCCTAAAAAAACAATTTCTTATATAAGTCGCTCGCCAAAGTTGATCATATAAGGTTAGTTTTTAGTTGCGTAATTACTTGATGAATTAAATATAAGCCTTAGTCTAAAAATAGTCAACTATTAATTAGTCTAAGACTAATTAATTTATCAATAAAAGGAGCTTTTTATTGATATGACGCTATTAGAACGAATTAAAAAAATTTCGAAAAAAAGAGGTTACAATTTAACAAAGGTTAATAGTATGGCTAACTTAGGAACTAATACTATATATTCCTGGAAAACTAAGGAACCCAACTACAACAATTTAAAAGCTGTAGCAGATGTGCTTGGCGTTTCTACAGACTATCTTCTTGGAAAAACTGACAAAGAAAATTACTATGATCTAAGCAACACAGAAAAGAAAGATCTGGCAGTTGAGGCTGAAAAGATTATTGAAGGAATTGAAAATGGAGATAATCTAAATTTTTATGGGGAACCAGCAACTCAAGAGCAAAAGGATCGTTTATTAATTGCAATTAAAACTGCGATGGAAATGAACAAACAAGAAGCCAAAAAGAAATTCACACGTAAGGATTATCGTAATTAGGGGGAGACCACATGAACTACCACGTCGAAAATGAATTCGATAAAATTAAGAGAACCTATTCTTCTACTACCCCCCACTCACTGGCAGAAGAAGCTCATTATAAGATACTCTATGCTGATTTAGATAAAAATACAGGCGGTTGCACTATTACAAATAGTCGATGTAGCACCATTATTGTAAATAGAAATTGGGAAGAACATTATCTAAATTTCGTCATTCTCCATGAATTTAGCCATCTTAAGTTACATGGCGGTGAAAGTGCACCATTTTATAGAAATATCGGTCTTGGTACCTTTATCCCTAAAATGGAAAGAGAAGCCAATTCATTAGCTTTAAAGATATTAATTTCCATGCAGGATATGACCGAAATTCAAGGTTTGACCAAATACCAATTGCTTAACTACCTAGGACTACCATTCCAACTGGAATTTTTTTTGGAGTAAAAAAAGAACATACGTTTGATAAAGGGAGATTTTATAGATTATGGACAAGCAACAATTTCAAGATTACTTAGAAACGAATAGCCAAGCTATTAGCTTATTTAACCATAAGGCTTTAGAATTCCAAGAAAGTAAAAATAAGAACCGTCCACCTGCAAGAAGATGGAACGAGGCAAGATTGGAACGTGAAACTGGAAAAATGCTAAATACTTTTGTAACTAATATCCACGAAAAAATGAAGTCACATATTAATCCAAATAGTTCAGAACCAGTGAAAGAGTGGATCAGTTTTATAGATGAAAATGATATTTTAGACGAATTAGAAGAATCTATCATTGAAATGCAATTTGTATGATATATTAAGATTGTTTAAAGATTATAAGTCCAAATTCTGATGACTGTAAAAGCTGAAATTTGTGGGGGAATAAAAAATGTCAAAAGTTATTAGAGGAGTAGATGGGAAAAAGTATAAGCAGGTTACTCCAAATAATGTTAATCGAAAAAGAACGCCTGAAATTATCCTTTCAGCAATCAGCCTTCTTCTTTCCATAGTACTAATTGGTTCTGGACTAGGAGTTGCATCTTTTGCTGATGCTTGGGGTGGTGGCGGTTACTACACTGGTAAATTTCTTATTGGAATACTGCTAGCCATCGTTGCATTTGCACTTACTTTCCTTATTAACAAACATCACACTTTAAATAGTTGGCTAATAATTATTATTGGTGTATTTATTTTGCTAGCTTGTGGAGTTTATGGAATTTTAGGTGGTATTTTCTTTATTGCAACAGGAATTTTAGCCTTAGTTCGCAAATAATTTTGGGGGAATAAAACATGAGTAAAAAAATTCAAGATGAAAATGGTAATACATATGTTGAAGTAAAGCCGTGGTATAAAAAATGGTGGGTCTGGGTTCTAGCCGTTGTAGTTGTGGTATTTCTATTGGGTTCCTTTGGTGGTCATGATAATAGCAACGCTAAATCCAAAACAACTAATACATCTACAACGGGATCGGCTAAAGGACACAAAACTACTAAATCTGAAACAGGAGAAAAATCTTCGGTTGAAAGCAAAAGCAAATCTTTGACAGTTTCATATAAAGACTATGATGTTTCTTCAGATAAAACTTACTCAGTAGCTTTCAGCGATTCTTCCTGGGCAAATACTAAAGTTAATGTAGACAAAGTTCAAACATACAAACTGTCTAAGGGTTATACTTACGATTCAGCCAATGATGGTAAATTTAATATTCAAGGATTTGTTAAAGTTCATTTTAATATTACTGCGGGTCGAGATATATCTATTTATCCTACTCAAGGAACTGCAGTTTTTTACAATGGAGAACAACATGAAGCAGACACTGGTGAAAGTTGGGATGGAGATATCTCAAACGGCGCAACTAAAGATGGTTGGGTAACATTTCCTATAAAAACTTTGAACGATACTTCTTCCATCAAATCTATAAGGTATAAATTCGATGCAAATTATAAAACAGATAATTACGATGATGAAAATTCTAACCATACCTACGACTTCACTTTAAATCTACAATAAAAAAACACATCTCTCCCCGACCAAGACGAAAGATATGCTGTACTTAAAATATATAGGACTTTTGCGCCCTATTTGACATTATAAAGGAGATGATGCTTAACAACAAGCCAACTTTAAAATAAAGTCACTTGCCGCCAGCAAAATTATTTTAAAGGAGAAATTCAAATGGCTTCATATACAAAATATAAAACAAATAAAGGAATGTTTTGGAGATTTCAGGTGTCCTATGAGGATCCTATAACTGGAAAGCGTAAGCAAAAAGGTAAAGGTGGTTTTTCCACCAAAAAGGAAGCTAAGAGTTTCGCTGAAAAACTTGAAGATGAAATCAATCGTGGCTTTTTCAAAAATGCTAATATAACTTTCGGTGACGTTTTTAATCTTTGGTTTGAAAACTATCAGCTAACTACAAAAGAATCAACTTGGACCACTACTAAACGCAATTTTGAAAATCATATATTACCTGTACTTGGTAATAGAAAGATTGTTGATATAACCCCTGCTATTTGCCAACAAGTTGTCAACAATTGGTTCAACAAACCTTTAAAAAACTACAAACGTTTTTTCAATAACATTAAAAATGTTTTTGAATATGCAGTACGGTTAAAGTTGATTACTGATGATCCAACTAAAGCTGTTATTCGCCCTAGTGCAAAACATCAAAAGGTAAAAATCAGGAATGATAAAGATATATACTATACTCGTGAAGAGTTAAAAGTATTTTTAAAGTGCATGTATGATTCGGATAACTATCAAGGCTATACATTCTTCAGATTGCTTTCATTTACCGGTATGCGTAAAGGTGAAGCCCTTGCCCTAACTTGGGCTGACATAAACTTTAAGACACGTCAAATTACAATTAATAAAACACAGTCTAATGGGTACAATCACTTAGTAATTCAATCAACTAAAACAGAAGCTAGTGATAGAACTATTTTTATTGATCAAAAGTCACTCAGCATCTTAAAACATTGGCAAAAATTACAGCGTATTGAACTTCTACAGTTTGGATTTAATTCAATGGATACGAAACAACTTGTTTTTGCATCACAAAATAATACGATGCATAACCCGAATAAGCCACGAGTGTGGGCCGTAAGAGTAACCCAAGACTATGATTTAAAACACATCTCTGTGCATGGCTTCAGACATACCTATGCAACGTTAGCCATTCAAGGTGGTATGCCGCCTAAAGAACTGCAGGCTCAACTTGGCCATAGTGACATTAAAACGACATTGGATATTTACACCTCTGTAACTGATCAACAGAAGAAAGATACACCTGAAAAATTTACGGCTTTTGTTAATTTTTAA